CAGGCTGTGGTTTAACGGGTTCTTGAGGCAACTGCGACCCCGATAAAGAACCTGCCACAGGTAATTCCGTAGTAACGGATTCTTCTTTTTTTTTTACCTCTTCTTGAGGCTGAGCAGGAGCTGCCATTGGTGCTGCGCCTGTCCAAGCAGATTGAAAGGTAGGCAGGTCAGTAGATTGAAACAGATTCCTCTGTTTTCCTAAGTCATACAACTGAGATTGCTGTTGAGCATTTGCTGCTCTGAACATATCCAATGAGGTTGCAGATGTAATGATTCCGCTATTTAAATATAGATTGTATAACTGCTCTACTTTATCCATTGTATAAAACTATCTTAGGTTATTGAGGTTCAAATATACCATCTCCTGCACCGGGAGTTTGAGAGTTGATAAATCCTGACGTTGCATTTTGTACGATAAATGCAGCTATATTAGCTGCGTCTCCCAAGTCATCAATATTAAATGTTTTCGGCTCACCTCCCGCCAAAGGAGTAATAATTACTTCATCATCCATTACCCCCGGAGATGGCGTAAATGTAAACCCATATTTACCATACTTCGCTTCTAAATTAGCAACCGTTGTATCAGGGTCATCTACTATAATTGATTGACTTATTGAAGCGGTATCCGTTTTAGCCATAGCTTTTGCTTGGTCAGGAGTTATGTTCCCTGTTGTAGTTGCAGTTGCAGTTGGCCCTTGACGTTTAGCCCTAACTCCCTTGAAATCAGTAGACGGTTCTTTACCATAGAATCCACCCGCTCTAATTGCTTTTTGTTGGTCAGATATTCCGTGAATCTCTGCGCCTTTCTTGGCCCATTCTTCAAGGCTGATTGGAACACCGCCCGGGGCTATATCAAATACAGTATTTTTTGCGGGGTCGGCATATGTGAATGCTACTGTTCCTGTTTCATCATTTATCTCAACGCCAATTAATCCTCTTGCTTGTGCCCCCGGAGATGCAAGCACGGCCTCAGCTGCGTTCTTCTTTTCCTGCGCGGTTTGAGCCATAAGAATTGCGTTCCAAGACCCTGCTTCAGCTTCTTGTTGCGCTGCTCTATCTCCTCTCTCATACACATATTCAGGGGCATACTGAGCCTGTCGCTGTTGCTTCTGAGTTATTGTCTTCTCGTAGTCGTACTTTGACCTTGCGCGTGTTCTCATCCACTCAGTTGAATCTTTCATCTGCTCATCTGAGATTTGTGGAGTCTCCTGTCCTGATGCAGGGTCTATCTTCATAAGGATAGCCTCAGGATTTGCCTTGGCATCAGCCTCATCACGAGTAAACCTATACTGCTTTCCATTAGGGGCTTGAACCATTGAGTCGGTCAAAAGAGAAACCCTATCAAATGAATCATCACCACCAAGCGCAGCGTTTATATAGTTTGTTTCAGCGTTAATATAGTCGGGTTTTTGAAGGATGTCCTCTATCTTGGTAATTGCTCCGCTACTCATCATTGACTGTATCTGCTTTCCATTCATCTCGGCTAAAGCAGTAGTGGCAGCCTCTGAATCATATCTATCCCATTGACCAAGGATAAGACCATTGATAGCGTCAATAGATGTCATATTATTTGGGTTCTCAGCCATAACATAAACATCCTGACCATTGACTTTTTGCAAGTCTTTCATTGCAACACTGACCTTGCCTGTAGTTGGGTTAATCCAAAGACCTGACTGACTAAAGTTACCAAATCCTTCTACACGCTCCATTCCTTGTACTTCATAATAAGAAGACTCCTTGTTTTTATATCTCTCCATCTTCTCCTTGAACATCTTCTGATACGCCTCATTCATTTTGAATGCTCGCTCAGTATCATCCAATATATTTTGACGCGCAATTGTGTAATCCCTTAAATCCAATTGCCCTGACTTCAACAGAACGTCTTGCATCCGCATAAACTGAGAAGCATTGCTCGCATATTCCAATGCCATCTCACGAGCAGCTTTATGCTCACCCTGTGGGGCATTAGCCAATACCTCACCGAACTGTCGTGATGCTTCGTCAATTGCTGCCCTTTTCTCGTTACGGATTTTGTCCTTCTCCAAGAGCATATCAGACATACTCTTTCCAATAGCCCCCCAATCAACGTAACTGTCGGCTTCTCTTTCTGCGTATTTGTAGTATGTTGGCATCTAATTATTGTTTATATAGCGAATGGATTATACTCTGACATTGATTGTAAGTACTGAGGATTTGTGAACAACATTTGCTGTTGCTTAGGGCTTAGCGTCTTCAAAAAGTTTTTATATTGAGACTTGTCCATTCCACCTATCTGTTGAAAGTCTAAACTGCTAAATCCATCGGTCCTTGGTGTTTTTCCTAATGATTCAAACTTAGCAAACTCTTCAGGGCTAAACTCCATACCACCCAATGCTTTTTGCTGAGCACCTAAGGCAACTTCTTCAAGGTCTAACTGAACACCAATATCCCGAAGGCGAGATTCCTCAGCTGCACTAAGCTTAGCAAGATTACTTAACTCCTCACCCATCGCGGTGCGAATACCTGCCTGCGATTCGTTCTGAGCCATCTGAACTCTACCCGCAGTAGCAGCTGCCCCTCTTCCACTCTCAACCCCCGCTTGAATAGCTTGAGCACCCGCAGAAAGAAGAGCCTCACGTTCTAATTCGTATGGTTCTTTTTGAACAGCTAATTGGTCATAAAAGTTGACATTGAGTTTTTCTCTAGCCTCAGCCATTGCTTTATCGGCATCGGCATTTGCCTGCTCCATAAGCTTGCGTTGCTTTGATGCTTGAACAAAGCTTGCTACTGTTGTCCCTGCGGTAACTGCTAATCCTATTCCCGCTATTACTGTCGTTGCTGCTGCCATATTATAATGGTTTTATCATTTCGTGTGAATATGAGTCGCCTTTAAAGTATCCAACGTCCTCATATGTTTTAATTAAACTTTCATTTTTAATCAATGCATATGCATACTTAGCACCTGAGCTTTTACATATGTTAGTCAACGAATCGACCAACAACTTAATAGCCTTCTTTCTCTTGTCTCTTTCATTGTACTCTCGGTTAGATATAATCCAATCTACCCAAGCTACTTTTGAATTGGTTAGGTACATAAATCCTGCGCATACAGGAACGTCTCCATCCATTATCATTATACCACCTGCGCCATTGTCAGGGAGAAAATCACGCATAGGTGCTCTCCATCCCCACTGCCTCCACCATTCCATAAGAATATGTTCGTAATCATCTTCGTTTAGTGGTCGTACAATTAGAGAATCCATATACGCACAAAGGTATTAAATTTATGGGAAACTCTTCATCACCTCACTCTCAACCGCAAACAACTCAACCTTATCGCTTGATGAGTTCTGCATATCAAATACACAATAGTGACCCAATACACCGTGAGACTCAGCTACAGCACCCTTAATAAACAGGATGTAATCACCTGCCGCTGACACGGGTATTGTCCCCGGAATGGTTATGTTTATTACGAGTTCGTTTATTCCTGCGGGATAGTTGGTATTGATTGCAGTCACCCGTCCGCCAAGTGTTAGTGCAGTTGATGGAAGCGTAGCCCAATAAATATAGTCGCCAATACTGATGTTGCTGAACGATATCAGAGGCACTATTGAGAAGGTAATAGTTGTACCACCACCTAAGACACCTGAGCAAGCACCAATACCATTTAGGCTTCTAAGTGGATACTCACTTGGGTCAGCAGGAATAGTTCCCGAATTGCGAACAAACGCATACCAAGATGCTTCCTTTTTTTCAAACCAAGAACTATTGATAAATCCTGAGTTCTGTAAGTCAGTACTTAGCTGAACATCCCAAGACGCATCTCCTTCTAAGTTTATAGTCTTAAATAGTTTGTTCTCAAGCGGAGACACATTGAACACGCTCTGAAGTGTGCTTGGCTTGAATGCTTCAGCAGGTGTTCCCACCTTGGTCCACCACTGCTCATAGAAAGTATTACGAAGAGGGTTGACGTTATGACGGTATAGGTCACCACCCTTAAAGGTATAGAAGTAGTTGTTCATCCCAATCATCCAATCGGGATAGTAAGAGTAGAAGGACACCCATCCGTCTACTCCTTGGTCATATGTTAGTGTATAACTCATATTATGGACACTCTTGTGTAATGGCTACAACAACTCCATTCTGTACATATATAGTATCTTTTGGAAAAAGAGGAGTAGATACGATATTATTTGTTCTATAATACCCATCTGCAAGTTTAACTTCTCCATTCATATCTTGAAATACCCAATCATTCTCGGCAATATATGGAAAGGGTGGATTAAGGGCAACCTTTGCTACATAAAAAGTATTTGTAAATGGAGACAATCCACAATATCCCGGTTGTAAAGGCGAAAACACTCTGTCGGACGCTTGAAATGTCTGAAGCGGCTGAACGCATCCTACAGATATATCAAAAAGACTACCCGGACACGTAATATATGCGCGTATATTTACTGTTGTTACAGATGGTATAGTCTTAGGAATAACCATTACACAAAATCCCACAGGGCCTGCTGCATTTGATACCTGTGTACTAACAACATTTATTGTTTCAATACCGGGGACAGTCACAAATGTAGTCCCATTCCATTCACGTTTTGCCAATGAATATGTACATCCCGATGTTCCAATAGTTGGGCAACTGCAAAAACCTGAGTTCCCAACAAAAACCGGCAGATTACTTGGGGCAGCAAAGTATCCGTAAACAGGTGAGCTAAGCTGATTATAATAAAAGCCATTATATTCAGCAATGATTCCATCAGGCTCATAGCGAGGATTAAACCTAACTAATACTACTCCTGTCCCTGTTCCTACATTTATAGACATATAAAAAACTGCTCTTGGTGATGCGCTAACAGCTAAATCCGAGGCAGGGCAGTTAACTTCACAAGAAGGACACGAATTTTGAGGAAGCAAAGCGCATCCAACTTGTTCACGTGTAATTACTCCATCTGAATAGTATCCATCAGGAGCGCATATTAATTGTTCAGAGTCTAAGAACACAGCAGTTGAGTTCGATAGACTTGTTCCGTTTATAAAAAATGTAGGCATATTCGTTTAAGTTTTAAAATCCACAGCCGCAGCCGTCAGTTAATTCAACAGTCCAATCAATAATGTCAAGACTTCCACTAATTCCGGGGACAGTGTTAACATAAGAGCATACATAAATAACTTGTGCTCCCGCAGGATAGTTGTCTACTGTAAACGTATTACTGCAATCTCTATATGCTATGCTATAATCTTGAGCTGTTGTTCCTGCAAAAGTTACTTTATAAGTTTGACAAGTAGGAGTACAACATCCACAAGTTGATGCTATATAGACACTACCTTCCGGGGTAATAGTTGGAGCATTTCCTATAGGGCAGCAAAGAGTTAATGATTGACCTTTGTTTATTGTAAATGTTTGTGGGTCTCCATTGCAATCAATATAATTTCCTGATGCTCCATTGCAAACAGTTCCTTCGCAAACAACTGTGTAGCTCTGACAAGTCTCAGGGCAAGGAACTAAACAGGCACAAGTATCCGAAATAGATATTGATGCTTCTGTATAATCAAATGGTGTTTGACCGTCAAATAAATTAGAAGCAAGTCCGCATATCTCTATTGATTCATTTGGGCCAAGCGTTACAGACTGAACATCATTACTACAATCATTGTAAGTGAATGCATACCCTTCTCCTGTCAAATCAGTTATCAAAAAGGTTATGCAAGGATTAGGGGTAGCGCAACAGCCACAGCTGTTTGTAGCTTGAATAATACCACTTCCTGTTTCAAATATTGGCGGTGCAGAGCCTGTCTCAACACAAATCAATGTAATGCTTTCTGAAAGAATGGTATAGTTTGTAACAGGATTACCATCACAGTCCGTGTAACCAATTTTTGAATCCTCTTCTTGTGTATATATGGCATACTCTGTACAATTCTCTGTGCACGGCACACATCCACATTCGATAATATCTACACTTACACTTCCAAATGAAATCTGATACTGAGCATTGTCTATACATATTGGCGCAGTAGTTTCAGATGGGTCTAATGTTATTGTAACAGGTATTTTTTGAGCGCATAATCCTAATGGTAAGTATATCTGAGCCTCATTCTCCGATGACTCGTTTGTGAAAACCAAACTAACACAATTCTCATCGCAAGGAGCACACTCGCAACACAATATAGTAGGTACTTCAGCACTATCATCTGTATAACACAACTCTTTAGCTATTGATTGTCTAAGGTCCCAAATCAAATATAAATAGTTACCTAATGAAGATGAAGGAACTATAAAGTCAGCAGTATAAATAATAGGTCCACCTGTTATAGGCGTTGCGTATGAAGATGCGGCAATCAATGCATTTATCTGAGAAGGGGTATTTGCATAGTATACGTTGCTTCTTAGATATTTAAAGTTGTCTGATGTCGGATTAAACACATAGTTGTCAGGTGAAATCTGATTAGTTTGAATAGTAAATGTGCTTAATTCAGGAGGAAACGAACCTGTTCCAACATAGCCTGTTGTTATATTGTATCTTGAAACAATTGGATTGATTGGACTGCTTTGAAACAAAACAGAGTTTGATTGAAGCGGTCCTATAAATGGTCCTTGAGTATATCTATATTGGGTGTGAATACTTTTCCCTGAATCAACATCACTTGTTAAAACAACTTCAACAATGTTTAATTCTACAGCTTGCGGACATTGAGCCGTTACATTTAAAACAATGTCACCTAAATAGGTGATTGTAATTTCAGCGGTCTGAACATTAATTAATCCTTTAAAGAAGTCAATTTGACCGTCTACCGATGTAAGACCTGAAGAGTAGGTATTGCCATTATAAGTAACCTGTATGCTGAATAAAGAACCGGGACTAACAGAGGACACTATCCAAGAAAAAGCAACATCTCCTACGAGTGCTCCAAGTTCTACACAGTAATTAACTGTATTCCCAACGGACTCACCTATTAATGTAAATGCTTGAGTGATGCCACAAGCGAGACACTCGGGATTACTTGGAAGTTCTCTATCTGTTACACATAAAACGTATTCGTTCATATATGGGTCAAAGGCTCCAAGCATTTGATTGTTTGGATGGGTAATAAACGTGTCCCTAAACCACGTTCTCATATTAGATTCAGATATTACGGTTAGCTGTTCTGATGGAGAGTTTCCTCTTAACATAAGCACAGCTCCTCTTTTTATATCCGTAAAATATTTATCATACCCCCATTGAATGTAACTCTCGGGATTAGAACTAATACCATACTTATCAATACGAGCAATCTGAGTCCCAAGAACTTCAGGCACAGAAGAAATTGTACCACCTCCCGTAGAATCAGACAATAAGTTTTTGTCTGCTAATACGTATGATATTTTGTCCTCTTGAAGAACAAGTATATCTGTTTCCCTACCATCCATTTTTTGAATAGGGCCAAACGATGTCTCTAAGTTTTTAAAGTTAACCAAGCCCAAGTTAAACTCATTAAGTTTATTTACATTGGTCTCTTGGTTATATACACCGCTATATGTAATATCAGCGAATCGACTTGCTTCTTTGTAATCCTGAGCAGATACAGAGGTCACTCGATTACCTAAGTTAAAAGTTCTTCCAATTATTGAATCACGAATCTTATATGACTCTGCTCCATTGCCAAAACAAAAACAATTAAAGAATCCTGTCTGTATATATCCTGCGATTCCTCCCGCTATGTCTTGGTCAATATCACCTGCTGCTACATTACCAAGATGGTTTCCTTGTGAGTCAATTGAGAACGATAAATCATTTTCAAAAAACACATCAGGTAATGTATCGAGTGGCTCAGTCTCAAATATTAAGGTGTTATCTGCTCGGTATACAATAATCTCAGCAGTAACAGAAGACCTGCGCTTATCCTGACTTGTACCTCCATTGCATCTTACGGTTCCCGATATAACAAGTGCTAATTGATTGCTTGATGTATTCCTAGCAAATTGAAGAAAGTTTGTACATAAATCTCCAAAGCTAGGCGGAGAAGTAGCTATGCCGGATATAAATACATTTGTTGGAACGCATTGACCATCTCCAACTTCATAGGTTCCATCATTCAAAACAAGTTGAACATTTTCACCAACAAACCAATCATACATATTGTCATAGCTTGCAGAAGAAGTGAGTGTTACGTTTAGATTATAAATCCTTCTCTCACATTTTCTATTTCCATCTCCCGGGCCTAATCGCTGCCATCTTATGTTTATTTCGACTCTACTGCCTGCGGGAACTGTGTAATCTATATACATCCCCGCGGTTGATGGGTCGGGAATATTCATTGGATAATATAGTCGAGGATATTCTCCTGAGTCATTTTCATCCTGAGTTAGACTACCATAAGTTATAACTGCGTTTTCGCTTTGAGTAACTTGAAATGCATTGGGATTTATCTTCATATAAACTCCCGCGGGGGCAGCTACTCCCGAAATAAAATTTGCTGACTTTGCTTCTTTTTCAAGAACAGTAGCATATATACAATTTTGAGTTGGACCTCCCGTGTCTCTTTTCACAATAAGTCTATCTCCCGGCTCTACCTTTCTCGTGTTTTCTCCCTCAAGAAGGAAGTATGTCTCATTAGTATTGGGGTCCGTAAAAAACAAATTGGTATATATTGTCTCGTATCCTTCTGCATCAGCCTTGCAAACAAACTTATATCGTTTAGCCCAAGCGGGAGCGCGTTGCGATATAGGTATATTTACAGATATAGAGTTTTGACTTGCTGAATATCCACAAGGGACGTGCTCAGTATTGTATGGACTAACCAATGCTGTTGTCGCTCGATTAAACTCATCCATATAAACAATACCTATCTCATAACCACGATTACTATGAAGACTTCTTGGGGATGCAATTTTTTGATAAACCGCTTCAGCGAAAGTTACTTTATAGTATTCGTAAACAGTCTGAGTTGGAGCGGTAACATTATCAACGTATTGCATAGCAATAAATTGAAGTCCAATTAAGTTGCTACTTGGTGATGTTAAAATCTTTATTGGTTCATTAACGGCAGCTATTCCGCTTGCAAATTTTGTTACACTGCTTACGGCATTAGGAGTTGCTAATGTGTTTGGGATATTACAGTTAACTTGGTCTGTAAATGTGGTTCCATCACAAGATGTTTCAGCTCCAACAACAGCACTATATACAGGTTTAATGTTAGCAGCTGTTCCAACTATATCTTGAAACTCTATACTTGTAGCCATTTCATATACGGATGTATATGATGTTGGTAATATAAATGAAAAAACAAATGAAGTTTCAGCAGTTGTTGCAGTTGGGAAAGGTGCTTGACCACTAAAAGAATTATGCAGGATTGTTACATCTAAGCTGATTGAAGAACCAACTGTAAGGTCTAATCCTGTCAAATCAATTGTTACAATTGAATTTGCTACAGTTGTTGGAGTGTCTATTAAATATGAACCGCTTAGCGTCCCATCGGGTATGTCTGAATTACCAACCGTCTGAGTTACCAATTGAGTTTGATATTCTAATCGAGTTGGATTGCCATATAAATCAATAAGGTCATATCCCTCAATATAGTTACCATACATAAGCCTATTGCCCATAATGGTTTGCGCTTTGGCAAATCGCGGTACATTATCGTAAAGACGTAGTATCTCAGTTTCAGGCAGTACCGTAAATATCTTACTGTTGTCAAATGTAAATGATTGATAAGAGAAGTCAGGAATACCTAACTCGGACTTATCAAGTTTCTCAATAACTTTAATGATATTATTATCAGCTTGTTTAAACAACAAGTCTATGCCAACAACAAGCGGACCTCCCGTATAGTAAGTAATGTTTGCTGCGTTACAAGAATTGGTCATACCAATATTCAAGTAACTTGTCAAATCAAATGCAAAGCTATTAGGTATAAAGGCGGGTTCAGACCATTGAGATGTTGCTGAATATTCGCCATCAGCATAACGATAGCGATAAGCAAAACAAATAAATCGAGTTTCAAGATAGTTGTTCTGACCCCCTGTAACAATTGGCTGTATGGTAGGCGACTCTATAGGTGGTTGCTTTATAACAAGAATGGCCTCAGCTAACTGAGATGGTAAACCGTTAAAGTCAATATTGAGTGCGTTCGGATTAGCGTATCCTTTCTTTATATTGATAAAGCGCGGAGCGTTATAGTTATCAGTAAAAAATAAAAGATTTGAAACTATGTCAACGCCTGTTATCAGGTAGCTTGGATTAAAGTTCAGAGTAGTGTTGACACCTGTGCCATCATCAATACTAATCACGTGATACGTAAGTATGTTTGTCAGCACGTTGAATGATACAATCAAGTCAAGCTTTCCTGTTGCTCCAATAGAAAAGTTAGGGTCGTGAACAAACCAATAAATAGTTTCATTAGCACTATCATCAATAGCACCTATGCACACGGCCTCAGTACTTAATGGAGTTCCATCAGTATATGAGAGAGCAGTAAGGGGTTCATTTCCTTTTGTGTTCTCTATTACTCCTATCTCGGAATTTTCAGTAGAACCCATTCGGATATTCATAGCATCTATGTATTCTCCGTCAGGAACAAGTCGTTCATCAACGACCTTATTCATTCTACCTCTTATGAAATTCCTCGTAATGTTTGCCATATTATTTGATTGTCTTATCCATACCACGTAAGTTCATCAGCAATCGTCCGGGGTGGATATTGCTTATTCTAATCTTAGCATTGCGAAGCAGTGCCGCTTTCTCTTTACGAGCACGTGCCACTACATATTCTTGAACACCAAATTTAGAGTTTAGAATCTCATATTTAATGGCAGCATAGATATACTGCTCAAACAATTTATTGACTGTAATTAACGAGTTATCTCCATTCTCCATACCATCAGACACATACTCAAGGATGCATAACTCATTGACCATACTTGAGTCAAAGTTTATAACACCTGCTTTTTTATCTATGTTGAATGTAGGATTGAAGTTTGCTGTCTCTGTGTTCAAGCCAAATGCAGCACCAATAGCGTAATCAAAGTACCAATTCCCATCTACACACCATCCCATCTGACCGTGAAATTGATTACCTTGATTGAGGTAGATACTCTTCTTTAACTTGTGAAGTCTATCATAATCAATCATTGAATCTGCGGGTTTCAAAATGTTTCCATTGATGTCAAATAGAATCTTACCATTGTTATCCTGAAGATAAGCATCTGATGACAACGCCTGTATATTCTCACTCAATGGACGTAGATATCCATTTTTATAAAGAGATATGCGAACCCAATTCACATAGTCAGATGGAAGCACAAACTTTAAATTCTCAGCAACAGTTAGTTCTAATACCTTAATCTCTTTGAACGCATCGTAGTTTAGCTCCTGTATTGCTCTCTTAGCGTGGAACAAAATCTTATACCGCTCCTCATTATTTACAAGAGAATGGTTCCCTGAGTACATCAATATGAAGTTAGTCACAATGTCTTGAAGACTAACATACTGATAGCTGCCCCAATTGGCATCCTCGGGCACGTTGCCATTATTGGCATAGTATTGATATTGAGATATATAGGCCATTAGAAAGTTATTTGTTCACGATTAATTATGCGTTCGCCTGTTGCTCCTGATTCATAGCGTATTGAACAACTTGAGTTTCACGTATAGATATCCCACAGTACTGAAGGATTTTCATAACGAGTTTATATTCATCCTCAAGCGGAAGTTCAAAGTCTTGATAGTCAGGTTGAGTTTGGTCAAAGGCAGGTTCGCCATTAACCAAGGTAATAAACGTCCACTTTGGGTCTCTAGGATATCTAAAGTATGAAGCACGAACTGAACCGTATCCCGTGAGAATAGATGGATACGTAGCCATAAATTCACTATTCAATGTATACGCAGGAAACATTGTAGACGGAGCAGTCAATGGAGATATACTCAATGCTGTTATCTTACCGTCTGTTACAGGCTCTGCTTCCGATAAACTTACTGAAGAAAATATACTGTAAGTAACAGGAGTGGCTGTAAATATATCAGTGTCTAATAGCAGCTGAGTTTGACCTATGACTGCTAATACGGTGGCACTTAAAAAGTTTACATTATTTGTAACGATATCTCCCGCCACAACACCATTAGTGACGAATAAAGCACCCGAGTCTTCAAGTTGAAACGGAACAACTAAAGTGTTAGAGCCTTGACTCTTCAGCTGATTATAATAAATAATTCTGCTAAGCATATAAGCTCTATCACCTGTAGTTATATCTGATGGCATAAAGAACCTATTTGTAAGTGTGCCTGCTGAAGAAATAACGGGATGCAAAAAGTTATTAGACAAGAAAAGCTCTAATAGCTCCGTGATTGCTTTCTTGACATCAGCATAGTCAGTGCCTGAAACTCGTTGGTTTTCATATACAACAGACTTGTTGTAGTCACTAAAGTAATCCTCAAACAGCTCCATCTGCGCCTGCTTGGCATATAGGTTAAAGTCTGAGGGAGAGATATATCCGTAGTTGTTTTTGTTGAGCACGGATAAGACTGTGTTTCTGACTGAGTTTATCATCCCTTCTTTTTTACAAATATACTAAAAAAAGAGAGGGGCACTAAGCCCCTCCCTCATCAGTAAACTAATCATCTAATCACAATAACTATAACACATCCAAACCTTATTTCTCAATCATAGTCTCTAGCATTTTAAGCGCATCAAGACCATCGTCACTTTTCAAGAATGCCTCTGCCGTCTCATATGGTTCTTGTCCGTATGGAACAGAGCACATCTTCTTTTTGTTAGTGGCAGTATTAAACCATATCTCCTTGCCTCCATTTCTAAGAGTCAACAGGCTGCTCTCAAAGAACAATCGCACTTTCGATTGGAATTGAAGTTCGGGGTCATTCAATGTATCTAAGAATGACTGAGGATACCTTTTTGCAAAAATCAAAAGGTCTCTCTTCAATTCAGCTGTTGATACTGTCGATGGGTCTTTACCAAAGAACACACGAGTAAGCATTTCAATTTGCTCTATTGTCAATTGACGAGCCTGAATCAATGCATCCACCTCTATATTCAAATCCTCTACTTCAGCCATAGCATCTTTCTCTTTATCAACTTCAACGAAAACGGTTCCGTTATGGGGATGATAATGTAAAAATGCTTGTAGTACGGGATTTGTTCTTGGAACAGATAGCATCCCGTCTTCAAAAACTATTGGTTCTAAAATAACATTTCCATCTTGTTCGTCTTCAAATGGAGACTTTTGATTGGATGCGTATCTAAGAACTCGATTAATGTTTTTTTCCTCATCAAACCACATCAGTGGAAACCGAGGGTTATTTCTTGATATCAACGTGTAAGAAAGCGGACTTCCATTTAGTAGTCGATATACTTTATCGGCAGAAACTTTATTCTTCATAACTATATTTAATTGAATTTGATTTAATTAAGTAAAAAGGAGAGTGTCTTTGAAGACACTCTCCCATTTTAAAAACGATTATCCGTAGCGGAACAAGATAAAGTTGTTCGCACCTAAGGTACATACTGCACGCTCAGAAAGGAAGTTAACCTCCATTGCATCGAGGTCGCTTGTAGCAGCACCTCCCGCAGAACCTGTAATCCAAGTCTTGTATCTGCGGTCTTCAGCCTCAGATGCGCGGTAACGCACGTGAAGGAATGGACGCTTAGCGTTCTTGCCCATAATTTGGTCATACACTGAAGTAGAACCCGCAGGAACAAGAAGACCTGTTACAGTACCTGTTGCAGTTGCAGCAGTAGCGTTCAAGCCACCGCGCATTGTTGGGTCGTTAAGGTATTTCCAATCTGACTTATAGAAGTCATAACCTCTGCGGAATCCTGTGAATCCGAGGTTCAACGCCATATTAATGTCGTTGTCGAATAGACCGAATGATGCAGCACCTGCGGCAGAGCCTCCGTTGAAACCGTTTAAGGTAGCCAACATATTATCAATGTCAAAGCTAAGCTGACGGTTAACGAATACTACGTTCTCTTCAATTGCACCTTGACGGTCCAAACGCTGAACGATGGTATCCCACTCCGCAAGAGTAGTTGGAGTACCTGCACCCCATACGTTACCACGGTTGTTAACTACATAGAAGATGCCTTCAGAGCCTTTGAAACCTGCGGTTGCAGCACCTGAACCTGACGCAGCAGGAACGGCTTCAATCATTGCAGTTTCAAGGTAGTCCTCAAAGCGAAGACGAGTCTCGTGCTCGCTCTTCAGATACCAAAGATATCCTGTAGCACCATTCTCAGTAGTTACCTCAACCCAACCGATTTGAGCCATATCGGAACCGTTTACAGCATACTTGTCCTTGATAATGATTGGGCTGTTGCTGTAGATATCATCTTCAGCTTCCAAAGAACCAACCATTCCATTAGTTCCTTTACGGAACTCAGAACCATAAATGAATACAGTAAACGTAGCACCCGCACCTGCGGCAGCTTGACCACCTGCTTCATAGTAAGCTACAGTAAATGTACCTGCTACTGTTGCAGTGTTTGTTTGAGTAACAGCTGTAACGATAGCTTTGTTGAAAACACCTGTAGTGTTCTGCTGAATCATTACAGTTTGACCAACACGAATAGCAACTGTTGCAATTGCTCCCGCTACAGTATTTACCTGAAACGTAGCTGTACTCGCACCGGCAGCAGCAGCAGTAGTACAGTTACTGTACTTAATGTGAAGACGACCTTGTTCTGCCCATTTGATTTGGTCAGAGTTTGAGGGCATCTCAGCTCCTACCATACGGAGGAATGATGCAATTGTACGATTACCATAACGCTCAAATTCCTTCTCGTAAGTATCGGGGAGATACTGATTTAAGAAATCAAAGTCAGTAATGTAATTTGTTTGTAAAGCCACCTGTTCGGGAGCGGGTTGCAGCGAAAAGGTAGGGTTTGATAAAATAGAACCTGCCATTTTGTTTAATTTTTAAATTCGTTAAATTCGTTTTGCACTACGGATTTTTAGTTTCCTTCCGGAATCAGGGTTGACCGCTTTCACCTGAAACCCACTATTAGTTGACGTAACCTCAGGAGCTTTCCGTTCAGACATATTTACATTCTTAATCTTACGGGCAACATCATCAGTTGCGTCTGCCAATCCTTGCTCATAGAAGTACTTGGCGAACTTGTCGGGGTGCATAGCAATAGCTAACGACCTATGGTAGCCTGCTGCGTCTTTCATCAATCCATTTTCATCCAAGAACTTATTAATAAAGTTCGCAGGAGTTGATTGGACTTTCTTCAACTCAGCAGCGTCTCCGGGAGAAAATTTGAACTTTCGGTCATTCACGTTGAACTCAAAACCTTTGAACTCTCCGCTAAACACCTCGTCCGTTTTTTGGTCAAACCATTGACGCTTACGGTTGTTCTCCTCCTCTATGGTCTTCGCCTTGCCTATATACTGCTTGAACGCTTCATACTCTTCTTTATCCTCAGCAGGAACACCAACCGCACTTGACTCAAGGGGTATCTTGTACTTTTCCTTTTGAGTGTTAAAGAATTTCTTTGCCTCAGCAATAGTTTTCTTTCTCTCAATCTTTACCTTTTTAACTCGCGATTCATCATCAAGGTCTTCATCATATCTATAATCATCCATCAAAGCCTCAATGTCTTCGGCATCAAGTCCCTCTTGTGTAGAGGAAAGGTATTCTTTTAGAAGGATATCAGCGTCCATAGAATCGTAATCTTTATTCAGTTTGATAAAGTCATCGAATCCACGACCTGTCTCCTTCTTAAATTTCATATAAGCGGCTACGTCTTCAGGCATCTGTTCTGCCTGCTGACGTTCAGCCATCAACTCATCAAAAGAGTTGATTTGCTTATTGTATCTTTTTCCAATATATGAAAGAACGTCTTCTTCTTTTAGCTCGGGCAACTGAGAGTCCGCATTTGCAGGCGGCTCTTCTGCTTGTACTACCGCATTTGCTTCAGCATCTACTTGCGCAGCTTCGTGCTTAGCAAGTAATTCAGCTTCTTTCTCTGCTACACCCTTGGTGTCTCCTGTGTCAATTACCCTTACTTCTTTAAATTGCATTAGATTTAATTTTATTGGTTACAAACTTACAACAAATTTTTCAATCTTTTATCGAGGTGAAAACTCAGCCAAATCAAACCCATCTAAGCTATCCTCATTAGACTCAAAGTTCATTGGAGGAAGATTGTTCTTTCTTTGATTAATCAATTTAGATTGCTGAGTGTTCTGAATACTAATACGTTTGGCCTTAGCATCTTCTTTTTCTTTCTCTCGCTGTGTCAAACTTGATGTCTCCATAGAGCCTAACTGCATATTGTAGTTAAACTCCTGAGCCATAAGTTGAGATTTCATTGCGGCCTCTTGCTTCATCTTCTCAATTTCAAAAGCAATCTCAGCCTGTTTAATTTGCATCTTAGCTTGTGCTTCTGCCTGTATCTTTTGCATTGCAACTTGCGATGCCAACTCCTGAGACTTAAACTGTTGCTGAGCAATCATTGCCTGCTTTTGCATAGCCATCTTCTCTTCACGTTGCTCTTTCTTAGTTCGCTTTAACTTGAGGAGTTGATTAGCAAGCTTTATATTCTTTATCTCACGGATATCAATTGCGTCCTCAAGATTGATGTCACCCTTAGATAATGCCATCTGAATGTTCTGTTCAAGCTGAGCCTTCTGTTCCTCGTCAGGTGAAACTTCAATGAAGATTCCAAAGTCATATATGTACAAGTCTGATATGTCTCCAAGAATAGATACATTAAATCGACCTATCTGATTTATAAACTCTTCTTTAAAGTCAGCATACTCCAAGATATCAGATATACGATAAGTAATCGCCTCTGCTAATGAGCGATAGATATTCAATCCACTCTCAAGAATATGACGAGTAGCCGTGTTTGAATTTAAGGCTGCTAACTTTTGAAGACCAACCAATGAATGTGGGTCAGGAGTAGAACCATCCCGGGCTTCGTTAAGACCCGTTACTGTTCTAATCATATCCATATAGTGATTGTAATTAGCAATCAACATTTGAGTCTTGGCCGCTCCTGAATTAGATGTTAACTGAGTGATAGGGACACGGGCGTTATTGAAATCACCATCTTGTGTAAAGCTGCGTCCAATAACACTACCCGTTTGGAAATACAAACGAAGTGCGTCCTCGGGATTGTACGCATTGCCCGTGCCAAGGTCTACCTCATTCAAGCCATCAGCATCAATGAACACACCATCAGGAACTACACGCGCAATAACTTGCTGCAACTTTAAGTGGGTGATTTGAATAAGGTCAGCAAATGGAATCATCCTGCGAACCAACGATTCAATAACACCCTTGTACATACGAGGAGCACAAGCAAAATAATTAGGAAGCGCGTGCTGAGAAGCTGACTTAGGTCGAACCATATTATGAGCCAACTCCCATTTCAAAAGGATGTTGGTTCCCATAACCATAATTCCCTCATACCATACGTCAATTGTCTTTTCAATCTTTTCAAAGTTGCCCTCCTCCATCATTTCAGTTGGAGGGTTGAACGTATCATCTTTTTCAATTACACGTGTACCACCATTGTCAAGTCTCTTCTTCTTGTATACAATCTTCTTGGTGGTCTTGTAGTTGAAGTACATCAAAGTACAAGTGTCTCTAAAGAATACGCTGTTCTCGTAGAATCTTGCTACGTTGTAGTAGTCATACCATCCTTGACTATATTGAGATATCTCCTTAAGGTCTTCAGCAGTGAGTGATTGGTCAATCTTATACAGCTCAGTAAGCGGTACAGTTTTAATCTCACCCCAATAAAAACAATCTTTGAAATATGGGTCTTCAGTATAACTGTATACAATATTTGCAGGGTCTACGTATGAAATCTTAACTCCCGTACCTTGCAAGAACTCGTGCTTACAAACAGCTATACCCAATACGGTGCTATCATAGTCAAGTCTTTTACGTGTGTCTTGATAATGATTCTCGTCAAAGATTGTATTGATTGCTTCTTCCTCTGCTATCTCGATAGCGGGTTTGTAGTTGAGCTGCATATACAATGACAACTCATCATCACTTTCAGGCAACTCATCAGGCTCAACCATAAATGGATTAGCTCCTGTCAGTTCTTGAATCTTCTCAAGTACAGGCTTACCTGCCATCTGAGTTTCAATCATCTCCTGATATTTACTACGCTTAGCCTGAGACATAGCATCTTGTGCATACGCCTTCACTTTAAACATTCGGTCTGACATACCGTTAACTACGATATCTACAAACTTTGGTATAACAGGAACAGGTGTCCAATCTAAATTGAGATAAGATAAGTCACCATCAATAGCTAATTCATTTTTGTATTTAGCCGTGCCTTGTTCTCCACGAGCATAGAGACGGAGTCTATGGAAATCACGCCACTGATTATAATATCTACAAGAGGTTCCATCCTTTCTGAACCATTCATATTGAATGGCTTGTCCAACTTGAAGCCCAAATGCATCTGATTCTTTTTCTGCATCAGTAGCAAACTGACTTGGGAAGCTTGTAGACAGTATGTTGATTTCTATATCTTTCATCGAATCAATTGACTTGTGTTTCCGTCATTCTTGTACCTTGCGAAGTTAATACTTATTTTGGATTCTTTTTTCTCAGGCATATAAAGATGTTTTTGGTTAGCCATAATAGCTAGTCCCGAACTGATAGATGCATCGAACTTAGTTCTATCGTTAATATCAAACTTAGCCCAATCCTCAAGTGTTCTTGTAAATAACATAGACCCCATCTCATCGGAATCTCTATAAGCACCTGATAAATCCATACCAATAAACTTCTCAATATACGACTCTATCGCAGCAGCGTGAGCCTGCTTTACATCCTCAGATGAGTTAGGTATGCCTCCAAGTTCACGCTCAGTCTTAGATAGTTTAGCATATTGTTTATCGGGCCTATTCATACAGAACCCACGATATCCTCTATTCTTAAAGTGGTATAGTAAACGAGGCTTGTTATTCTCCGCCAAGATAGGCATACCATAAAATACACAAGCCATAAGAACCTCTTCAAAAAATATCTCAGCCGTTTGTGGTCGAGCAATGTATTCCAAAAAGAACTCGTTTATAGGAGCCTCATCCATATGGAACTTAGTCATTCCGTGAAGAGAACCATTCGACCCCCTTCCATCCACAACAGCAGAGATATCATATGAGTCACACCCAAACGAGCCTAAGTGCTCATTGCCGGGATACTTAATACCATTGCGCAGGTGCACATTGTTTTGCATCTGCTTTGGAGGAACCCACGTAATTGCAAAACGCCCACGCTTATCAGGCATAAATATAACCTGCGTATCCTTGATTCCGTCCTTCCACATAAAGCTGCCACGAGTTACGTGTTGGTCTATTATCAAAGAATCGTTGTAGTCAATCTGCTGATATATTTTAGTTAGGTTAAACAGGGCTTGCTTGCTCTCATCACGAAATGCGTGGGATTCTGTTCTTGGGAACTGACGATAAAATTCATTGAGTGCATCTGAGTCGTGCTTGAGCGAATCAACCTCAGCCTCCCAATAATCTATAGCACCATTACTAATCCAATTGCCATCTACTCCTCTTACCCTTTCTTCAGGCTTTCTAAATACAGGCATCCCGTGTATATCAATGAAGCCTTCCATATTCCACTCCATTGGAATAAACAACGAGTACATTCCACTTTTGGTCTGACCATTGGCGTTACGTATCCCTATGTGGGAATCCTCATACAGTTTTTTAAAGTTATCACCCCCCTTGCTCAAAGCATTAGAGGTAGAACCCATCATACACTTTCCGATTATCTTACTACCCAAACGCAAACAGGTCTTAGTTACGCGCCAATTGTTTAGGATGTTATTTGGCTTGACCCACTTGCCCGACTCATCGTGAGCCAAGAAAGCTAACTTCTCTCCGTCATAAGAGTTCTCTTCTGTGTTCTTCCAATCTATAGTGGTATCTAATCCCTCTATCTCATCATCAGAAGACTCATACATATTCTTTTTTGTAATCTTGGAGGCAGGCACGCGGAACGCCAACTCGGTCTTTGGCTTATCCATACCATCCATAATAGGTCTGAAAAAGAATGGAAGTCTACTATTGATGGGTACAACCTTATCTGTAAACATCTTCTTTGCATCCGCACCCGTCTTAGATAATATTCCTACACGTGCATCACGAGCGAGCGTACCAATGTTTACACATTCAGACGAAGCCATAAAGGAAAATCCTGAACGTCTAATCTTGAGATATATCATTCCAAATGCTCTTGGGTCAGCTTTGCACGCCTCCCAAAACAAAAAGAAGATTCGATTGGCCTCTCTAAAGTCAGGATATCCAACGTCAATGCTTGACCACTGAAGGTACATATAGTGAGCACCTGTAATATAACAGGGCTTCCCGTTGTTCATAAACCAAAATCCTTCCTCTCTATAGTCAAACTCTTTCTCGATGTAGTCAACCCATCTATCCTTAAACTCTTTAGGTTTCTCATTCCAATGAAAGATAGACTGAATCTTCGCAAGTTCTTTTGGCAACTCTTGCCTCTCCCAATACTGCTCAGATGGTTTTGAGTGTCTTTGAAGACACTCCTTAGGTTGGGCAGGCAAAGCGATATTAAGGCCCGATACATTTATTATCTGACCTATCTCTCCCGTCTTGGAGATTACTACAACGTCATACTTCTCGTCATAACCATATGCCCAAGTCTTTGCCTTATTCTTTTTTAAAAGAACAGGGTTGGGTATTAGGTCACGGACCGTAAAATACAATGAGTTATTTAGACCTTCGCTCTGCAAATCCCTGTTTAGTTTCAGTTTTACTTATGCCTTTAGCTATATCATTAAGACTATCTCTTTCTGTTTCTATCCTATTGAGTATCTCAAATGCATCAAAGATTGCCAACCGCTTTGTTGCAGCCGCATTCTTCAATCTATCAGCAGCTAACTCATCCTCACTATGAGGCTTAATGATTTCTTCCTCAGCAACCTTTATCAATTGCTCAACCGCTTTCTCTGCGGCAGCAATAATTTTCAGCTTCATCTCTTTGCTGTCCATATTACTTTTCCTCTAAAAAGATTACTTGAATCAAACGAGCCTCATTGCCACTTCCAAAGTTCTCATAAATGTTTCGAGAGTGAGGAGCGTCTGAGTTGAACGCAATCATTCGATTGAATTTTGAGTACACAGTACACAATGGTTTTTTATTCTCATCGTATATTGTTGTGCCGTCATTCTCAGGATGAGTCTCGTTGAGATAAAGGATAACAGTAAAGTCACCCATCATCTCGTCTGAATGAATAAAGTTTGGCTCTTCTTGATTTAAAGGAGACTTACGTATAAAGTTCCACTTCACAGTGTAATTAGGAAAAATTATTGATACGGTCCGAGAAAACTCATCGTCATCTCTTGGTTGTATATTTTTAAATGTACGCTCTCCATCAAATATATCTTGAAAGTCATATTTAAAAATGTCTTCAACATATGCCTTTGGGTCTCTAATAATGTTATCGAGTGATAATAAGTTCATAGCTTAATTGTTATTTGGTGGTCGTAGATTCGGTATAGTTTCTCATCATCTACGATAAATTCATATTCAGTTTCAGGAGCAAAACATACAGTGTCTCCTGCGTTTACTCCTTGACTACAAAGATAAGCGTTGGGATATTTCATTATTCCCATCAGCGGCTCCTCAGAAAAAGGCTTCTTGATATACGACTCAGTCGCGGGTATAGGCTTTACAAAACAATATCTATCATAGGCATACCAAGTATCGCCTTTCTTATACATAAAGAATTGCTCAGAGTCTATAAGAAAGATATCTTCTCTAAAAAAGCTACGACCGCTTTTGCGGTTGCCTTTTATATCATTGTAAAACTTGAATGCATTGTGATGCACTATCAAGATATCTCCGGGTTCAATTGGTCCCGAATATCCCAAGGGGGTCTCAACAACCTCAGCATACCTGTTGGAGAACTTGTGGTCCTCCTCTGAGGTACTCACTATAAACTCTACTCCACCTATGTCCTTTGTGTTGTCGTAACGCTTCCCCTTTAATGGCTTTGCCATAAAGTAGAATGGTGACTTCATCAAAAATCTATATTAAATTCGATTGAAATTGGAATGGTTGAGGTGAACTCTTTCCAAAGAACTACCTCTTGTTTTTCATTTATGATGTAAATCTGTATTGACTCACGCTGTTGATTGTACTTGATATGGCGTATCTCATTACTATTGCCAAGCACTTTTTGCCCAACAATGTAATGCATTGCCCCTCCTTTGTAGTCAGGACCAACCGATATCTTTCTAATATCCACGATTAACGAACTCTATTTACAGTAAGGATAGTTGATGGCGTTGCAGGATGTAAAGCTGAAATTGGACCTGCGGATATAAGTGCTGAATTATCTTGGGTCCACATAATCTGAAAAACATCACCGGGGTCTAATTTTATAAGATAGTTCCAAGAAGCTACTTGAAAACTATTTGACTGCATTGATACATTGGTATTTGAATTAGCAATGTCAGTACCGTTTTTACGAAACCATATATCTACTTCAGCAGCACCCGCTCCATTACGAAGCTGTGCAGAAAACTGTATGTTATAATACCCTGTAGTAGTTACTTCAATCTGAGTTCTATTTGTAAATATGTCAGGAGTAACTGAAACACCAAAACCTGTAATATCATTGGTTCCAAATCTCATAGGAACAGCTACACCCGCAACAGGAGTTTGATTTGCGATATCATAAAAAGACCCTATCTGATTCTTATCTTTCCATTGAACTCCAAGTCCCGGGCCAAGAGACACAAGCACTTCATCTACTACCCCTAAAGACGATGTTGAGTCTAAAATCTGAGCAGGCTGAATATAACCTGTGGTCCCTGCCTGTGAGATATATGCATTGGCCCCTGTTTGTTGAATGCTTGCATTAGCCCCTGTTTGCTCAATAAATGAATTGGCTCCCGACTGCGTAATAAAAGCATTATTTCCTGTTTGCTCAATAATTGAATTAAGACCTGACTGTGTTATAAATGCATTAGCACCCTGTTGGTCGATATAAGAATTAGCACCTGATTGCTGAATACTTGCATTAGCACCTATCTGCCTAAATACTGAGTCAATACCTTGCTGTTGGATAAGACTATCCGTTCCCGTTTGAAGAATACTTGCATTATTTCCTGACTGATTAATAAATGCATTAGCACCTGACTGCGAAATAAATGCGGTTCCTCCTGTTTGTTGAATAAAAGAACTTATTCCTGTTTGACGGATAAATGAGTTAGCACCCGTCTGCTCAAATTTATTAGACACTCCTGTCAAGATAATGTCCTCATCAGCCGTATTACCACCGTCAAGAGTAACCTGAAGATTAATAAAAGAAGAAGGGTCAATCCATTGAGTGCCTGTAGCGGTAGCAGACAATATTTGACCTACATTTCCCGAGCTTCCTGTCCCATCAAATAACGCATCATCAAGATACACAGGACCAAAAAAAGTACCACCTCCTGCAAAAATGAGATACGTGCCTAAGTCTACATCTGACGTGGCCCCCGTATACGGTACATACAATCCCAACGAACCAATCAAACCGAGGATATCAGATATCTGAAAGTTCTTTGTAGCATTGTTATCAGTTACCTCCGTACCGATAAGCATATCGGAAAGAGTAGGAGTTGATACGTTAGGATATGTACTAATTTTTGCCATTGTTACGAGTCTTGTTTTTGAGTTACCTCACCTGTTTGGATATTAATCACAGAGTCCTTACCGTACTTTTCAATAAGCATCTTTTCGTGCTCAGAAAACTCAGCCTTCATAGCGTCAATGTGGCGAATAAGCCCCTGCTTTTGAAGCTCAATATCTCCAATAGCCATCTTTGCTTTACTGAAGTCAGAGTTCATCTCTTGAATCTTGGTAAGTTCTTCCTTACTAATAAAAGTTTTGTTCATTTGATTTGATTTGATTTTGTTATTGGACAAAGATAAGCGTTTTTTCTTACTAAACATTCCGCTTTATAGCACTACCAAAATAGTAACCAAAAATAGACAGCACTACACCCTCAGTAATACCAATAAGATGTATCCATATCTCCTTATTTGGCTCAGGTATACTTAAAAATGCTATAGCATACACGATAAAACAAAACGCTGATAGCCCTATTAGCCCTGTAATGTAGAAAAGAAAGTCAAACTTTCCGTGTGAAGCGATTTCAATCTCACGCTTACGAGCAGAATCTCTATCAGCCACCTCCAACTCCATCATTCTCACAAGTTCATCATTGAGCATATCCTTTTCTTCCTGAGATAAGTCCTCAGAAAGGTTAATAAGGTTTTTGGCTACGCCTAAAACACCACTACTTGGCAGCAAATCACCCACAATGTCTAATACTTTGGGTGATTTCGTCATAAGAAACTTCCCGACACGGGTGTCTCTAAACTTTTTTTTCTCAGGCATTACTCTTTTATTTCAAAGTGCATCCAATCAAAGTTCTTTTCACGGCCTAATGAAATGAATCCGTGCTTATAGAAGATATCTATCATAGCCTTGTATTCAGGCTTCGCGAATCGAGCGGTTGCTTTTGTCTCACTAAGAGTATTTCTTGCAGGGTCTAAGTCAATTGCTATTCCCCAAGAGTGCAATGACCAAGCAGAGCCTGTTCTCATCTTACGATAGCTAAAGCATCCACCAAAAAGGTCAATGCCTAACTCTTTTATACGCTCATACCCGTAGTGAAAAAGCAAGTCATTAAACACTAACATAAAATTATTAGCCACTAACTTATGGCAACGCATTCTATTTACGGTAGTGTCTTTATCCCAAGCAAGACGCATAGGATATGGAAGATTTATGCTAACCAAGTACCCTTCTCCCGTCACGTTAGGAGCACCGTACTTTTTTACTATCTGTCCTGTAGTCATCGTCCTTGACCTTTATATTTCTTTTTGTATAACTTACTTGACTTTAAATGACTCGACTGAGTCTTTGCGTGAACACCTTTTCTTCTAATCTTGATATTAGCTCGGGTCGTTGTTGCTATCTGCTTTGCCATCTTTCTTTAATTTATTTATCTCGTTGACTGTCCTTACAACGGTATATGCAATCGTAGCAAAAAACAAAATGGCTTGCAGGGAATCGTTCATATTCTGAATCTTAGCTAAGACCATACATATAGTGTTAGCACCTAACACCTTTATATCGTCAAAATGTACCATCTTGTTTCTTTGTTTTTCAGTAGATATTAATAAGATGTTCTATATTGAAATGCTATTGGATATGATTAGTTTTTTAGCAGATGCTCCGCCAACAGGAGGAGGAGGCTCGGTAGATTCTCCCAATAAAACATAAAGGGCTTGACCACAGTCAGTATCACAGAATATTGCAAAAGCACTAAGGTCATAAGCAGATTTAGGAGTCCAAGTTGCTACATCAGTATAATTAGTTCTTGGAAAAAGAGATGCGCTGCCTATGTTAAAAGTTATATCACCACTATCACTTGATAAAGTGTAATTATATCTATAAATAGACTCGTTGTTTATTACAAATGAAACAGGAAGAGAAGAACTGCCAACTTCTACACTACCAAAGTCAAGAGGAAGCGTATTGTTAGCTATCGTAATACTATCTTGAATATCTAATTCAGTTATGTCGTAATCAAAGCCGGAACCACCACCGATTGTAGTACTAAAATTAATCCTGATAAAATCAAAATTTCCCGGACTTCCTGATGGTGTAATATCAAATGAAAATACAGTAGGATTTAAAGGGTCTACAGTATACGGAAAACTTACAGGAACACCATCAAACTGTAAATTATTAACGCCTATAGTGTTCTGAACAACATTAATGTTTACTATTGTTTCACCTCCCGGAGTATTTGTAGTAAGATTTCCTTGAATAGTTACCACGCAAGTTGAATATATACCATTAAAACTTGGTGATGGTAACAAACCACTTGCCCCCGTATTACAATTTAAAAATAAAGCCATCTTACCAAAGACCTATTATGTTGGTTGCAGTTGTACCTGTGGCAAAAACTCGAACTACTTGAACAGGAAAGAATCCCGCAGCAACAGCAGTAAAGGTTACGTCATCATTGCCTGTTGTAAGAACTCTTACATTACCCGTTCCTCCAATGTACAAAAGACAACCAACCTCAGGAAGAGAATCTTCATCTACATTGACCCAAGGTGGTACAATGTTCTTTGTATTACTTGGAGTTATTACGGCAGCTCTATTAGCTTGCAGTTTTTGTGCGCTCATTTTTCTTCGTTATTATAAGGGAACATTTCATTTAATTTCTCTTGACGCTTGGAACAACCGCAGTCAGTCCCTGTCGCCTCAGCAATTGTATCTACCACTTTCTTAATACCTGTCGCCTCAGTTATCTTGGCAACAGTATCACCAAGTCCTCGGCTCTTTCCTAAATAAGTAATCTTCATATTCTATTTGGATTTTTTGCGTCCCGCAGTAGCCATCTCTTGAAACTTCTTAGCTCCATATTTCTTACGACCAATAGTAGCCGTGATAGCGTCTGCACTCTGCTTGCTAATACCCTGCTTCTGCTGAATCTTAGCACTTAGTTTACTAAACTTACTCATATCGCAAATGTACTAATTTATTTTGGAAACTTTTCTACCCATTCCAACACGAGACTTCTCCGCTTTCTTGGAAGCTAACTGAGATGGTGAAATCTCTGACTTTGTTTTCGGTGTCTTTGAAGACACTCTTGTTGTAGGTCTGCAATACTCGTTCTTGCCACCTGCACCACAGGCTTTACCCGTGCGAGTATCAACCCACTTCTCTTTCTCCCAACGCTTGAGAGATGTACCCTCTTCCGTTTTTCTTACATTGCCTGAAGCCTTCCTACATTTTGCAATAGCTTGGGAAGCTCTTGCCGATGGAAAAACATCGTACTGTGCTTTTACCTTTTTGTAGCAAGCGTCTTTCATCAGTACTTCCCTTTTCGATTAGAAGGATTCGATGTTGTCGCTCCACCCGGACCTGCCCATAAATTCTTACAGGCCCAATAGCGTGGAGTCAACTTATCAGTGGCTGTATCACAACTGTGACGAGCCTTGAAACTTTTTCGGGCTGCGGCTGAATAGTTATTGCCATAGCCCTTTGCTCCAAAGTGGAGGAGTTTCTCCTCCCCATTGGAACAGGCTTTAACCATCTTCTTCTTCCCCGGTCTATCCGAGGGAACAGGACGGTTACATTTCATCTTTGACTTATCAGCCATTGAAACGATGTTTGAAATCACGACTTGGATAACCCGCTATCGTAGTTTCTTGCTTAGGAGTTTCAACGACAGGAGTTTCAGCCTTAGGAGTTTCTTTTACAGAATCTTTTGCAGAAGGAGCAGTCTCCTCTACAGCGTTTTCAATTAAACCTGACTTCTTTCCCATTTTATTTTTTCATTTTCATTTTGCTTTTTTTCTTGATTAGGCCGCCTGATTCGCCTGCTGATTTTACATCGGCAGAAGCTGCGCCTTTTTTAGCAGGAGCCTTAACTGACCCACCACCACTTGGCATCTGCATACGTGATGATGCAGGGAGATTTGGAGTTGACTTCATTTTTTCTTTTTTGTTTTTGGTTTTAAATACTGATTTACATCTTGGTCACCCAAGATAGCCGTTAGTCATGCCACTCTTTCTCCCGAACACACTGTCGAGAGTATAGTTTAGATTTACGTCAGAAGACTTCCTTGCCATATTATTTATATTTCTTCATTCTGTTCTCTTGAGCCTCTACAGCAAAATTCTTTCCTCGAGGAGCATATCCCTCCAACATCATCCCACCCTTACCATCGCTTTTATACATAGGCATATATCCACGTTCTTGTAGCATACGTATCTGCTCTTGTTGTTTCTCTTGAAAACGATTCGGGATGTTGCTTATCCTTTCACGGATTGGTGCTTTAGGAACATTCATACTTACGTTGGTAGCATCAGCTGAAGACTTATTAGTCTCTACTTTTTTTAATGGGTCACCTGTTTTTTTCATATCTTTTGGTTTATACAAATGTAATCAAAATTACTTTTTTAAAGTAGGCATCTTCATAGGAGTAGAAGAGGTGTCCATTGCAGCCTTGTAAGACTGCTTAACGTCATTGGGCATCTCCATCTTTGGCTTGTAAGAATCGGGATATGCTTGCTGATGTTTCTTTTTTGCTGTTTCTCTATCTGAAGATGTTTTATAGCCCGTAGTCTCAGAGCCATACTTATACATTCCATCCTCTGTCATACTGAGTTTGCAGTCAGGACAAGGAGCAGATGATTTCTTTCTGTTTGTAAGTAGTGACATATGTTAGATATTAAACCATTTTCCATTGTTTCTTCTCATCATCCCAAACCCTCTTTGCAACTTGCTTCTGACCTGTAGACTTTTTTTGGTCTGCTTGCATAACAGGAGCGGATGGTCTGCCCTTAGGCTCAGGAGCAGGCTTAGGCTTTGTTACAGTCTCTCGAGTTGGTTGCCTGTTCCTATTCACCGTATAAGCACCCGTCCTGTTTCCTTTTTCATCCACCTCAGGTATATAGCCCGATGCCGCCATACGCTTATCTTTGTCATCAGTCATATTGCGTCTTGCGTTAACACCAAAGTCAACCTTCTCTTTTGTAACATACACTTCTCCCGGCTTAGCAGGCGCAGCCTTCTTAGGAAGCTCAGGGTCTGTAGTTCTGCTTTTTCTATTTGTAAGAAGAGACATATCCTATAATTTTGCTTTACAAATGTAATCAAATCTAATCAAATGAAAAAAACTGCCCCCGATTATTTAAAGTATTGGCGTGTAATCAGATACTTCGTCAAGGCAAAATACAAGCTAAGTCAAGCTGACCTCGACATAATCCTTTTCCTCTACTCAGAAAAATACTTTGACAAGGGAAAATTTGATGAGTTCGATGAACTGCTTAGTTGGGACGTGAAGAGATTCAACCGCCTACTCAAAGATGGTTGGATTCAATCCTTCAGAAAGAAAGTAGGCAACAGACGTACCGTATACCAACTCTCATACAAAGCATCAAGAATGGTACACTCAATCTATCAAAAACTAAACGGGGAAGAAATCCCCGTTAGTAACAATCACAATCCTATGTTCCTCCGTAAAGTAAACTACACAGACAAGGTCTATAGAAATATGATTAAAGAGATGAACGCCTTTACTCGACAACAACGACATCAGACTCGCGAATGATGGTGTATTGATTGTCATTGATAATCATTGCGAAGCTATGCGCCTTATCAAAATAAATCTTGTCTCCTTTCTTTATATTAGCCACTTCAGTTCCCGGCTCAACCACAACACCACGTTTGTAGCGAAACTGATTCACGTCATCTCCCGACAAGATTAATCCTGACTCGGTCTTCACTTCCTCCTCTGTCGTAACAACGACAATGTATTTTCCTATTGGTTTCATTTTTCTTAAATCATATCAGCGCACCATATCGGAGTATGCTCCCCTACGTATGCGCACTTTACGTTATGCTCAAAATATTCAATCGCATCAATAGATGTCATATCGTGCTCGTTTTGCAAGATGTCAATGCACTTCAACTCAGAGTAGATAAGACGCATACTGCTTTCGTCAACTCCGATGATAGCATCATCAAAACCATTTGCTTTCAAGAACACCTCCTCAGGGTAAGCCTCAATTATCTTGTCAATCATAGCGCGGCCTCCTCATAACTACGAGCCATCGTAATGATTGCATTTGTGCTAAGGATAGTTGTCGCCACACTCACCGCGTTCTGAAGAGCACTACGTGTAACCTTAGTCGGGTCAATAACACCCATCTCAATGAGGTCACCAATCTCCCCCGTCTTCACATTATACCCCTCACCCTCTTTCATTCTACCACCATACACATTGGTCATACACAGTCCCGCGTTCTCAAGAATCTGAGTGAGCGGAGCCTCAAGTGCCGACTGCATAATCTTAATGGCAGCCTTGTACTCATTGGTAGAATTGTCTGATAAGAACTCATTCAGATTAAACTCAAACAAAGCTTTACCTGCCCCCGGCACAATGCCCTCCTCAAGTGCAGAACGAACAGCACATACCGCATCATCCACACGGTCATACAACTCCTTCTGCTCAAGGTCAGTATTCCCACCAACAAAGATGACACCGATGCCACCCGTCAATGACGCAATACGCTCCAACAAGAAATCTTTGTCAGACTTCTTCTTAGCTACCGCGTGAGCAGCCCATAGCTCACTCACTCGCTCAGCTATAGCATCAGCATTTACACGAGCCTCAGACTTCAGTATCACCGTCTTGTCCTTCGACACAATCACCTTAGCCGCGTGACCAAGACAACCATAATTAATAAGGCTCAAGTCGTCACCCGTCTTCTCACTAAAGTATGTAGCACCAACACTCAAAGCAATGTCCTGCATCAGCTCGTGCTGCTTGTATCCAAAGTTGGGCGGTGGCACAACACATACTTTCAGATTACCCTTCATCACGTTTGCCGCAAGCGTGTTTACCACATTCATATTGCAGGGAGAGATAATCAATAACTTCTTCCCCTCAGTGATAATTGGCTTGAGCACGTTCTCAATCTGCAAGATGTTCGATATCTCCATATCAGCAACCAAGACCATCACATCCTCAAACACACACTCGTCCTTCTTGTGGTTGTTGATAAACAACGGAGACAAATACCCACGGTCAAACTTCAAACCCAAGGTCGTCTCCGAATACGTCTCAGATGTCTGTGACTTCTCAACAGTTACAATACCATTCTTGCCAACCTCCTTATAAACCTTTGCGATGATACTGCCAATCTCCTTGTCATTGTTAGATGAGATAGTAGCCACGTCAAGAAGCATTGAACTCGATAGCTTCTTGCTCTTCTTCTTTAACTTCTCCACCACCTTGTCCGATATCTCCACCATATGACGCAACACCTGCGTCCGATTATGCTTCTCAGTAATATGCTCAACACCACCAAGCACAAGAGCCTCAGTCAACACAATGGCCGTTGTCGTACCATCACCCGCTGATGTAGCCGTGCGGTCTGCCGCCTCCTTCATCATCCGAACCGCAAGGTTCTCAGTAGGGTCCATCAGGTCAACCGCCTTGGCTACCGTGACACCATCCTTCGTTACCGTAATACCGTGTGTGTGAGTTGGCGACTCTATCAGTACAGTGTTGCCGTTAGGCCCAAGTGTACTCTTTACCGCCCGGGCCATCTTAGTGACACCCCTAATTAATTTGTCTCGCCCATCAGAACCAAAACGTAAGTCCTTGGGAGAGTAACCTTGATTGTCTATCATTTGATTGGATTTAATTGTTAGGGCAAATATACACCACCTTTACAAAGAAACAAGAGCAATGACGAAATGTCAATCTTCTTCGTCCCTATATATATATATATTTTCCCTCCTTTTATTATTATTTTATATATTAGAAACTTCTCTTAAAATCGACATAATCGACATAAATAATAATAATCAATAAGTTAGCTATAAAAAAACAAACATAAAAATGACATAGTAATGTCGATTATCTATCATAAAAAAGGGAGACTCGTTAGTCTCCCCTTTTCAAACACTAAACCATAGCAACTATCATTTCACAATCAAGGACCAAATAGTTCCAATCAAAGCCATACAAGACCCAACTATATCCGCAGACATAGAGTCAGTCAAAATACCATTCGCCACCAAACAACCTCCGACAAAAGTCAAAGCGTGACGAATCAATCCAAGCACTTGCTCTTTGTTTACCATCGTATTAAAAGTTTAGAAATTTACTTAATCACACTCGCTGCACTCCCCACCCATCATCTCGTTCATCTTCTCAATAGCCTCAGCACGAAGAATAGCCTGAGTCTGCATATCAATCTTCTGATTACGCTTCATCTCCTTTACCGTATCAGCAATCTTAGTGATTCCCATACGACCGTCAGGAGCATTGTTAATCAAACGACCATTCTTAACGGTCAAGCCCGAGCCTCCACCGTTATAACCTCCTTGGTAAACACTGTTACCTACATTCAGTTTCATTTTCATAGTAGTAATTTTTTTAGTACACAACAAAGGTAATCAAAATTATTAGATGGTAGTAGTGTTGGGGTAACCCCCCACGGCACGCGCGCCACCCCCCGCGCGGAAACGGCTCTCTGGCAAAGGGGTGGGGGTCAGATTTCGGTGCGCCCCTGTGAGGTTTTTGGCTTTTCGCCCTGTCATCCTGTAGCCGCCTGTAGCCCCGTAGCACTGCCCTGCATAGCGCAGGGCGGTGCACCTGTCCCGCACAGCTGTTCGCCCCTGTCACCTGCCCTCCGCTCCTCCTCCGCCCCTGTAGAAGTGTCCTCAAAGACACTGAGCACGCCCGATGACAGAGGGCTACGCCCCTGCAACCCTTTACAGGCGCAAACAAATCAGCCTGTTGATAACTTGTTCACATTTATTCACACTTGAGTGTATCGAAATAGACAAGGAATACACTATATTTGCCACGGCAACCGACGAACGGGAGCTATAAAATAACATAACACATTCAAAATCAACACTTTATGAGCAATTTACTATCAATTGAGGCATCGTTCCTCAGCAATCCACAGGTTAAGGCAGGTATGAACCTGCAACAGGTGACAGCCTTACAGCGCACTATGGCTAAGGCTGAGAAGAAGACGTTTGAGAACACTCTGAGTATGGCAAAGCTGTCGGCACAGGCTTGGGCTTGGGTGAACAGCGCAGAGGGTAAAGCCCTGTGCGAAGAGGAGGGCGTGACGTTCACTAAGGAAGCCCTTGGCGAAAAGGTGTTTGGATACAAGAAGTCGTTTTTCTGCAAGCTAGTCAAGGCAGGTGAACTACCTGCTGAGGTGATTGAGACGTTCAACGCAAAGTGCGATGAGGCTGAGAGCACAGGCGAGAAGCCTGTTCGCAGTATTGAGGCTCTCAATAAGTTCGCTAAGGCTTTGGAACAGGGACAAGAGAGCAGTGGAACAGGCGAAGGCGGTGAAGAGGGCGAAGGCGAAGGCGAAGAGCCTGCAATTGAGGTGCGTCCACAGGTGGTATTTTCATTCACTTTCAAGAACCCCGAAGGGGCTAACATAGCTGTGCGAATCGATACAGACGGGGCTATTCACACCACTGCTGACAAGGACGCAGTGTTAGAGGCTATTCGCCTGTTCACCACCAAAGTGAAATACGCAGTTAACCAATAAACAATCATAAACAGGGCGGTGTCTTCAAAGACACTGCCCACTTAAAACCACACACACAATGAACACAGGTATCCAATACAGATTGACAGGCGAGCACGCTCGTGGCGTAGTTCACTCATACCACTACAAGCCTGCACCAAACAAATTGAGCGTGACACGTCACCGCATAGACATTGCAGGACTCAAGCCACGTCAACAGCGCGACAATTTTGCCCTCATCAACGGGGCTATTGCAAGCCGTTTCACTATCGGCATTGAGGTTGAAAAGAACCAATTGCACCGCAATTCGGTGCGTGAGTACGAGTTGTTTTGCGGCTTCGAGCGTGATGCATCGTGCGGCTACGAGGCTGTGAGCCACATCCTGCCTTTGCTCCCACAGGGTCAGTGGCGCACAAAGGTGTACGATATGATGCACAAAGCCCGTTACATTATCGAAGACCAATACAGCCCGTCTGACAGCCGTTGCGGTGGTCATATGACTATCGGTGTCGAAGGGATGACAGGCGATGAAATCAACACAGCCGTGCGCAAGTATTCGGGCATTATTTACGCGCTGTTCCGCAACCGCCTCAAAAATGACTTTTGCAACCACAACCTGCGTATGCATACAGCTATGGACATTGGACAGCACTTGCGCTATCACCACAAATATCAAGTGGCCTTAAACAAGGGCAACGTGCTCGAGTTTCGTGTGGTGAGCCGATTCGAGAGCGTGAAGCAGTTGATGAGACGCTACGAGTTAATGTACGAGGTGGTGAACGTGGCAATCACAGCCCCGAACACTACTACAAAGACGTTCCTGAAGCACATTTCACCGCTTGTAGTTCTAATGTACAACGGGGACACTACAAAGGCGATGAAGGTGCTGAACCTTGCGGTTGACTTTCAAAAGTTCATCGACACGGGCGCGGTGTCTGAGAGCATCCGTCAGTACCTCCCGAGGTACTAAGGGAAGCAGGGGTGGTGTCTTCAAGGACACTGCCCCTCCCGTAACAGGGTGAGTGCCCTGTCTGATGAGTCCAAAAGGACGAAACGGCAAACCTTAAAAACACACACGTTATGAACTTTGAAAAATTCAATCTGACTGAAATCACAGACGAACAGGTAGTACGCCTTGGTGAGGGCGTAGAAATTTGGACTAACGAGGGCGAAGAGCAGTCGCAGTACGTGACTATGTACGGGGCTGAGCGCACACTTGTACTGAGCGTATTCGCCTACGAAATTGACAAGCAGTATGGTGAGTGGCGCGGTCGCTCAAAGTACTTTTTGATGACGCTCAATTGAGCGCACAGGGGCGGTGTCTTCAAAGACACCTGCCCTCCTGTCCACAGGTAGTTGCCTGTGCTGATGAGTCCACGAAGGACGAAACAGGAACACACATAACTTAATTCAGTCACACAAATGACACGTACTTATTTCCTCGATTGGTCACCTATGTTTCACGCTTTCATCAACGAGCGCAAGGTTGACGGACACCAAATTATTAACGACTCAGACGTACTTGTCGTGCGTCTTGAGTGCCACAACGACACTGCCTTTGCAATGCTTATGCTTGAGTTTGCGCAGTGGCTTGAGAATGCACAGCACGATATGAGCCTGAACCCTGAGGCGAGTGGCTCAAAGTACCACGCAACAGCACCACGACCTGTGCAGTGGTAGTGCACAGCTATGAGCACCCTGAAGCCACAAACAACAGGGTGTTCATAACTTTATTTGACATTGTCTATTCAATGTCGTACCTTTGTCGAAAATTAGTTCATTTAATACTTAAATCTATGTCACACACAAAACACATCGCGCTTGTTTGCGCAGTAATGACAGCCCTTTCAATGGTTGTTATTTCAATCGGTCACACCTTAAACATTGGCGTAGCGGTATGGTTAGGATACCTGTGCGGTCTTCTTTCACTGCTGTCTATTGTCGCAGTCACATTCGAGTCAAACCCTAAACACTAATCACTATGAAGAATCAAAAATTAAGCAAGCTACTTGCGGAACTAGAAGAGCAGGCACAAGAACTAATCGACTTGGGTAACTCCAACGAGAAGGCTGAGGGATATGGGATGATGAAGGTAATTGAGTCGGTACTTCAAGCAAGCTGATGAGCAAAGCGTGAGTGTCTTCAAAGACACTCCCGTAGTAGGATGAGTGTCCTACCTGATGAGTTCAAAAGAACGAAACGGAAATCTAATTTAATCTAATCACAAATGAAAGCACTATTCATTTCGGCAATGATGTTCATTGCACTGCAATCAAAGGCACAGAGCGAAGGCTTTGTGAGTATCGAAAAGATGAACGACAACGCGGCACGTGTCCTGTTCTTAGAGTTACAGGACGAGGGCACGATTGTCTACGAGGGTCAGGACGATGACACGGGCTTGGCGATGTACACCCTGTACTTCGAGGAGTGTGTCATTGAGTACGCCTACGAGCCTGAGATTCTTGAGTTCATCAAGACAGGCAAGTTCGAGTACAACGACTTTCTAATCGAGAACTATCAAGTAATCCAAACCCCACAATAATGAGCACACCAACTTACTACGGCAGGTTCCGTTACGAGGGCGCACCAATGCTTGTGACCCTCATCAAGACCAAGGTGTTAAGCTACCCGTCTATCCACGAGCGTATCAACGACAGAGAATGGACAGAGGCTGTCTACCCTTGGGTGAATCACAAGTTTTACAAACCATCTTACTTTGAAATACTTCCACGCAAATGAGAAAAGCAATCACAATCCTGACAGCAATCGCTGTCCTGTTCCAAAGCTGTGGTTCACAGCACCAAGCCTACAGAACAAAGCAATCAAAGAGTCGGAGCCACGGAAACTTCCGTCACGACCACAACCCCAACTTCAAGGGTTGCAAACAGAACTACAGAACCCTAAACTTCCCAAGCTAATGACACAAGTAACCATCACGTTCTCATTCGATGAGACAAAGATTGACTTCGTTCATATGGACAAAGTCGTATTGGACGCGCTGTTCCTACCTGAGCCTGTGACACAGGCTGAGTTCGACCTCGTTGACAAGCTAATCTACCTCACATCAAAGGCAGTTCAATCACCAACTAAAACAGCACAGCAATGAAGAAAGTAATCCTTGCCGTTGTATTTGCCGTGGGCATATGGGCGGCATCAGAATTTGACAAAGAGATACTACTGCAAGAGTGTATCGACAACACCGAAGGCACTGACGCTGACTGCGAAGAGTGTTACTTCAAGGTGTACGGGGAGTACCCCTGTTGATAACTTTATTTGACATCGTTCATTCGTTGTCGTATCTTTGCGCAAAATTAGTTCAAACTTCTAACAATTATCACAATGGTTAAAATGAATTACGCAGTTGAAATCCTCAACAACGATGAGGTTAATATCCTGACGGAAGATGGTGGTGTGGTCAGTATCTACCGCAATGAAGATGACGGGCATTGGGTGAGTGTCTACTATCAAGACAGGCCAACCCTGTTCGATAAGTATATGTGGTATGAATTGGAAGGATGCAAGCAGTACATAAAGGATTGGGACAAGGATAGTCTTTATCCGAGTATGATAATGGATGCGCTCGAGTGGTTGTGCCCGATGGCTGAGTCGTTCAACAAAGTGGATAGCTACACGCTTTACCGCCTGTACAATGAGAAGAGAAAGCTAAAGTGGGAAGCAACCCCTGTGCTCGAGGGTGCAAGGCTGTTGATTGAGGCGAAGAGTGGGCGCAAGGTTAATCGTATTGAGTTCGAGGACGGCTCCCTGTTCAGATACAACGTGCTGTTTGACGGGATAGATACGCCCTTGTACTTCAACCTCAGGGAAGATATGGTGTTAGTTGTTTAATGTGTGTGTTAGGGGCGGTGTCTTCAAAGACACTGCTCCGTATCGGGATGAGTGTCCCGACTGATGATTCCAAAAGGATGAAACGGAAACTAACACAATCAATTTTATGTCACACAAAATCAAAGTAACAGACGATGGCTACGTGTGGTGCATCGTAACCTACGCGGCAAAGGAACTACTAAGTTCAGGCGCACTGTCAATCTATGAACTGCACGATGATGACTCAGAGTCACTCATCGAAACGCAGGAGCAGTTGAATGAGGCACTCGAGAGAGGCAACCCAATCGGCATTGACGTGGGCTTCCTATACACCAACAAGGAAATAAAACAGGCACTGAGAAGGAACGGCTACCACGCTGAAAGCCTATGGCACGTGAGCGATGTGATGGACAAGTACGAGTGCAGTGAACTCGAGGCATACGAACTGCTGACCGATGCAATCGACAGGACAATCGAGGATGTGAACAATGAGATTGACCACCTCGCTGAAGGAAATTATAAACCCAAAAACTAATCACGATGAAAGTAACACTGACCCCACAAGAATCAGAGGAACTATTCCACACCGCTCTGTGCAACGGACTTGCATACATAGAGTGTGGATATGACCTCGACCTAACTTACAAGCGCAAAGACTACGTTGATGCGTCTAAGAAACTAACGTCACCCTGTCACGAGGATACGCTAATCCAAATCCTCAAAGACGGCAACAGCCTGACCTTGGTTGACATTGGATACGAGGGCGAGTACACCCGAACCATTACGATGCAGGATGTACACGAGCGAGTACAGAACACAGACATTCGTCACCTGATGGATGCCATCAACGAGAATGATGATGCCGTTACGGCTGACGTGATTCTTCAACAAGTATTCTTTAACGAAACTATATTTGGATAACTATGGGAGCACTACAGAAACTAATTCAAGACTACGGATTTGATTCCGCAGAAGAGTACTTCGAGTACATCATCGAGAGTATTGCCAACGGACAAAAGGCACAGGCTCGCCACCTCTTCCACGCAATGGAGAGGGGTGAGCGTGCTGAGTTCTTCGATTGGGCAGAGACCTCACACTTCTACGATGCCGAGGACATTGACACAGAGATGCATCAGCTACGCCTGTTCTTTGACGAGCCATCGGGGTGGGAGATGTACTTGGATGACAATGACGAAGAGAAATTTCCTGACTAATTAAATCAAAAATTCATATGACAACAGAACTTATCTTTAGGGTCGAAGAATATGTAGACCCCATCTCAAGAAACAAATGCGAGATATTCAGCGTGTATATCACTGAGGAGAATGATGGCCTGTCTATCAAGCGAAAGATTTGGGAGCGTGACTATGGCAGTCAGACCGAAGCAATTGATGACTACATCACAGACTACCTCAGCTACAGAGAAACAAAGGAGGAGAAAGTCAGCCCCAAGGAATGGGTGTCTACCTCAACACATTAGGCAGGCGATGAGGACAATGGAAGATATGATTGACGATATGAGAAATCTATCAAAGCAGTTTGACGATGGCAAGATAACCTACGAGGAAACAATGCCGATGCTACTCAAACTAAAGAAGGAACTGCAAGATAGGGCTGACCTGCTATCAATAGCACGGAGTTCGTCATAAAGATTTTACTTGACATTGTCTAAAGATTGTCGTACCTTTGTGCAAAATCAGTTCAATCAGGGTTCTTCGTTTAGTACGATGCCCATAAATCTAATCACTATGTGTGTAATCATCATCAAACAAAAGGGTATGCGACTGCCTGTAAGTGTCGCCAAATCATCAGCGCGTATCAACCCTCACGGACTCGGCATCATTTGGCTCGACACCTTTGAGGTTACCTATCACGAGTCCAAGGAATACAGACAGCTAGATACCAAGCGTCCGTTCATTGCTCACTTCCGATACGCTACCATCGGTGCAATTAACAGGGAGAACACTCATCCATTTGAGTGTGGTGCTAACTCAAAGGAGTGGCTTATGATGAACGGAACTATCTACGGGCTAGGCAATGCGCAGATATCAGACACCAAGGCGTTGGCTATATCGCTTGGCGAGATACCTCGTCACACGTGGAAGGCAGAACTCGAGAAGCACCCCTGCCGTTTCGTTACCATCAACACACGCAACCGCACCTATCAGATTTACAACAAGCACCTGTGGACACAGCGCGATGGCATATGGTTCTCTAAGGACAACGTGCTTGAGGAACACTTGGTCGCGGTGTACGGCACGCTCAAGAAGGGCAACTCAAACTACTACCACTACCTGCGCTCAGCAGGATACCTTGGCGCAGGACAAACCAAGGACAGGTATCCGCTCGTTGTTAGCGGACTGCCGTACCTAATTGAGAAGAAGGGTATTGGGTACAACGTGGACGTGGATGTGTTCAAGGTAAACTCAGAGACGCTTGAAGAGTTGGACAGACTCGAGGGTCACCCACGTTGGTATGTGCGCAAGCAGATTCAGATTCAGATGAAGAAGCGTGTGCTCACCTGTTGGATATACTTCAACGGCAAGGACATAGAGGGCGGAGCCAAGTTGCACAAAAGCTATGAGCAACATTGGAAGAAGCCAACCCCTGCCAAGAACTATGAACTATTCGACAGCAAGTATGACTACGAGCACGAGACTACTGAGTTTGACTTTGACTTTGCTGATGAGTCCAAGAAGCCAATCTGTATAGACTGCTACCACGACTTGGAGTTCGATGGGTTCAACCACTACCACTGCCTTGGTTGTAATGGATGGTTCTCTCAGTCAGAGATTATAACCTACAGCTAATCACAGGGGGTGTCTTCAAAGACACTCCCCCGTACTGAGGTGTGTGCCTCAGCTGATGATTCCGAAAGGATGAAACGGGTAACTCAAATTAAATCTAATCAAATGAGACAAGTAAGTAAACAAGCCGAGGAGAGATGGACTCTCCTATTAAAAGAATGCTCACGCTTAAAGACATTCAACCTCGATGAGATTCGCAAGAAAGCAAGGGTTGATGCCAAGGTCTTTGTCACACTTCGCAAACTCAATTGGATTGTGTCCTCTTCAAAGGGACACTACAATTGGATTGCCCCTGAACCCTTGTCAACTAAACAGCTGTCTGTGTTTTTTAAAGAGCATCGCAAAACGATGAGCCTGTACAACGACAAAAAGAATGGCGAGGCTGTGCTCAGTACTAACAAGGTTGTGTTCAAAACATTGCCCGTGATAACTGAGGAGGAAGCCATCGAGTGCTTGCGAAGGGCAGGTGGATATGAGATATACAAGGTGGAAAGAAGGTCAATCATCTAAACCAATATACAATGAATAAGATTCTAAAAGTTTACGAGGCTCTGTTCCTCGGATTAATCTACATCATTATTGCAGGTTATTCAGTGAGGGCTATGCTTAACCTGATTGATGAGGCTGAAAGCCCATCGTCCCTACTCAAGGCAATTCTACTCGACACCTTTTGGCTAATGATAATTGTAGTCTTGGGTGCTTTGATTGTATCACTATCATTTAAACACAAAACAAGAAGATGAAATTTGAAGACTTTGTAAAGACGGGAAGGGTCACCCCGATTGCGGTATATCTGAAGGAGAACCCCAATGTAAAGCTGAACCCAAACTGCGCGGAGGTTGTGATGTACACACACGACTTCATCATACAGGTGCTTAAATCAAACGACTTCTATATCAAGAAGGGCAAGCGTGAGATACAACACAAAGTACTTGACGCGGTTGAGTCTGCGCTGTGGTATCTGTACGCTGAGAAAGTTATAAACAAGTTAAAATAATTATTAAATAAATGTACAAATGATACACATATTGACTATCTTTGTACCATAAAATCCAATCGAAATGAAGCAAGATGTTTTTAATCAGTACGTTGAGAAGGTTGTTGAACAGGCACGGATAAGCAGGGAAGAGTTGTTCTCTAAGAACAAACGCAGAGACCTAGCTGATGCAAGACACCTGTTGTACTTCCTATGTTCAATTCGCCACATACAGATAACCTATATCCAAAAGTATTTGAAGGAGAATGGCTACGACATTCAGCACTCCTCAATCATACACGGGATTAACTCTGTAGAGAAGAAGGTCGAGCGAGACATAGACTACCGCCACCTCGTAAAAGAAATCAGTAAATCAGTATCAATCTAAAACTTAATCATCATATGTCACAATCAAATCAATCAGTGTTCAGCACACTATCATCAATCAATGTCAAGGAAAAGATAGAGCGCAAGGGTAATCTTGACTACCTATCGTGGGCGAATGCTTGGGCTATGCTCAAACATATCTACCCTGATGCACAGCGCAAGGTCTATGAGCACGACCACACAGGGTTCAACTACTTCACCGATGGCAAGACAGCATACGTGAAGGTGGGCATCATCGTTAACGGACTTGAGCACATCGACTACCTGCCCGTGATGGACTACCGCAACAATGCGATTCCGCTTGAGAAGATTAGCGCGATGGACGTGAACAAAACTATTCAGCGTTCAACAGCTAAGGCTATCGCAATGCACGGACTCGGACTCAGCCTGTGGACAGGGGAGGATATGCCCGAGATGACAACCACACAGGAGGCAGCACCTGCCCCTGCGTTAGCTGACTTGGCTGTTGACACTCAGTCACCAACGTGGAACAAGGTGGTGCAGTACGTTGCTGCCAATAAACAATTGGGTGTTAATAAGATTACCCAACAGCTTGGTAGAAAGTATAAGCTATCAGCCGCAGTAAAGAAGGAAATCACTAACTTAATCAACGCTTAATCATATGAGTAACACATCAATCATTGAGTCATTGAAGGATGACTACGAATACTACAACGGAGTTGGCAAGGAGTACTTATCCAACTCAGACATCGGCACACTGCTGACCAACCCTAAGAACTTTGGCAAGCCACGTGAGGATAACAAATCATTTATGGAGGGCAGGTACTTCCATCAGCTAATGATTGAACCTGAGAAGGCGAAGGATGTCAAGTTCGTGGACGTGACCACACGTAACACCAAGGAGTACAAAAACTACTGCGAGACCCACAACCTGCCGTTCTGTATGCTGAAGAAGGAGGTCGAGGAGGTGGAGCATCTTGTGTCCTTGATGAAGGGGAACATCACGTTCTATGATGAGATATATCAGGAAGGCAATCAGTATGAGTTGCCATCGGTAGGTGAGATACAGGGGATGATGTGGAAGGGTAAGGCCGACATCGTAACAGCTGACTGCATCATTGACCTGAAGACCACCTCAGACATCAACAAGTTCAAGTGGTCAGCTAAGGCGTACAACTACGACTCTCAGTGCTACATCTATCAGCAGTTGTTTGGCAAGCCGCTCGTGTTCTACGTGGTAGACAAGGAGACAGGACAGCTTGGTGTGTTCAGACCAACTGAGAACTTTATCAAGGGTGGTGAGATGAAAGTTGCCCGTGCCATCGAGGTGTACAACAAGTACTTCGGTGAGAACCCAACGGATGACATCATCAACTACTACATTGACGAGACATTAGATTAATAAATTTGGAAGAGTGAACAGAACCTCTGCGCTCAGAACGACTCGAGTAACTTCTGAGTGTGGTCAGTAATTCAATCGGAGGGGATAGCTACCCCTCCCTCTTCTAAATAGTCAGGTGGCAGAAATGGGTAATTGCAAGTGTTCTTCAAACGGCAAGTGTACATAGCCTACCTTTTTACAGGTTCGAGTCCTGTCCTGACTACAAGTGTCTTTAAAGACACCCACTAAGTAATGAGTTCAGCCCCAAGGATTCATTGCTCAGTTAACAAACAGATTGGGGCAAACAAAAATCAATTCAAATGGCAGAAGAGAAAATCTTTGCAGACGGATTCTCGTTCAAGCGTAGCGAGAATGCACCCGACTTCGTTGTCGGTAGACTATCAATGAAAGTGGATGAGGCTATCGCCTTTCTCAAGAAACACGAGAAGGGAGGATGGACAAACCTCAATGTCAAACAAGCGCGTAGTGGTAACTACTACCTTGAGTTGGACACCTACGAACCTAAGAGCGCAGCCAAGGCTGAACCAAAGGTGTCGGAAAAACCCACAGCGAAAGCAAGTCCTAAGCCCAAGCAGACAAGCGAGGAGGAAGAGGAACTACCTTTCTAATCAATGAGTTAACCCAAAATAGGGGGAGAACATCCCCCTTTTTTTGGCTCTAACCAATGTCAAAGATGCCAAGACAAAGACCCCTATCTCTCTATATATACTTCTCTTCTCTCTCTTTTTTTTATTATTATTATTTTAATTAAAAAATTGACATAAAAGACATAGATACTATGGGTCAGTCACTTAGCTAAAAAAAATCTATCATAAAATCGACATATGAACGGCACGATAACCATCTTTCAGAACATCCGTGACACGGACACACCTTTCTTCAGAGAGGTACACAAGATACTTGAGCGCATCAAGGACGGGGCAAGCAAAGACTTGGTCAAGCGCATCCGCGCAGAGAAGCGGAAGCCCGAGCGCAACGAGATGAAGAAGCAACTGCCTGCCATCTGCTTCAGTGGTAAGTTCAACAAGCGTTCAGACAGCGCAATCATCGAGCACTCAGGTCTAATCTGTTTGGACTTCGATGGGTACACCAAGCAGAAGGAACTACTACAGGACAAGGAGAACCTGAGCAAGAGCAAGTACGTGTTCAGCGTATTCATCTCACCATCAGGCAATGGTCTCAAGGCTCTCGTCAAGATACCTGCTGACCCCGAGAACCACACCAACTATTTCAACTCACTTGAGAAACACTTCAACTCTCCGTACTTCGACAAGACGAGCAAGAACCTGAGCCGTGTATGTTACGAGTCATACGACCCACTCATCCACGTCAACGAGAACTCGTCCATATGGGACACGATTGAGGAGGCTGAGTACAATGAGGTGAGTAAGGTCAAAGACCAACCGACTATCCCAATCACTGACGAGAATAAGATTGTGGATATCCTCGTAAAGTGGTGGACAAAGAAATACCCGATGTATGAGGGGCAGAGGAATCAGAACGCATACGTACTTGCGATGGCGTTCAATGACTTTGGAATCAACAAGGGTCTTGCATCATACGTGCTCAACCAATACGCTACCGAAGACTTCACCACACGTGAGATTGCAACAACAATTGACTCAGCGTACAAGCACACGGCAAACTTCGGAACTAAGTACTACGAGGACGAGGAGAGGGTCAATCAAATCAAAGCTAAGTTGCGGAGGGGCGTATCAAAAAAAGAGATACGCTACCAACTGCAAGACTCTAACTTGGATAGTGAGGTAATTGAATCAGTCCTGAACAAGGTCGAGGAAGAGAACGCCAAGCAAACCTTTTGGACTAAGAACGATAAGGGAGTCATCAAGATAATCCACATCCTGTTCAAGCAGTTCTTGGAAGACAATGGGTTCTACAAGTACTGCCCCGAGGGTGGTAAGAACTACGTGTTCGTTAAGGTAACCAACAACCTCATCGACCACACATCAGAGAAAGAGATAAAGGACTTCGTGCTTGCGCACCTGCTTGAGTTGGATGACATATCCGTATACAACTACTTTGCAGACAACACGAGGTTCTTCAAGGAAGAGTTCTTGTCAATGCTGTCTACCATAGACATCTACTTCATTGCCGACAACAAAGACTGCTCGTACCTATACTACAAGAACTGCGCGGTGAAGATTACAAAGGACGAGGTAACACCAATCGACTACCTCGACCTTGGCGGTTACGTGTGGAAAGACCACGTGATAGATAGGGTCTTCAGCATCTGTGAGGTGACGGGCAGGTGCGACTTCAAGCAGCTCGTTGTCAACATCAATGGCGGTGACGAGAGCAGGGTCAGGTCTATGGAGAGCACCATCGGATTCCTGATGCACGGGTATAAGAACCTATCGTTCTGCCCTGCCATCATCTTAAACGATGAGGTGATTAGCGACAACCCTGAGGGTGGTACAGGCAAGGGACTTCTGATGAACGCGCTGAGCAACCTGAAGAAACTTGTGGTGATTGATGGTAAGTCGTTCACCTTTGAGCGTTCATTCGCGTACCAACTTGTGTCTGCCGACACGCAGATACTCTGCTTTGATGACGTGAAGAAACACTTCGACTTCGAGCGTCTGTTCTCTGTGGTAACTGAGGGGTTGACACTCGAGAAGAAGAACAAGGATGCAATCAAGATTCCATTTAGCAAGTCACCGAAGATTGCCATCACTACCAACTATGCAATTAAGGGTGCAGGTAACTCATTCGCTAGACGCAAGTGGGAACTTGAACTACATCAGTACTACAGGAAAGACTTCACTCCGCTAGATGAGTTTGGAAAGTTGATGTTCGGTGATTGGAATGATGACGATTGGTGCGACTTCGACAACTATATGATTGGATGTCTCAAGTCATACCTCCGCACGGGATTGGTCAAGTCCAAGTTCGTTAACCTCAAGGTTCGTCAGCTATCAGCAGAGACTTGCCACGAGTTTATCGAATGGTGTGGTCTTGTCGATAATCAAGAGCGCAATGTTGTACTTGACTCAGGCATCCGTCTATACAAGAACGACCTGTACTATAACTTCATTGAGGAGTATCCTGACTACGGGCCTAAGTCTAAGATGACCATCAGCAGAACAAGGTTCTATAAGTGGTTAGTATCTTACGCTATGTTCAAGGAGGGTACAATGCCTGAGGAAGGACGCGACCAATCAGGGCGTTGGATTATCATCAAGAAAAAACAGGATTCAGAATTTCAAAACCAAACAAACATAGACTAATGACGGAGCAACAGAAGATACACATTGCTATGCTTAACTCATACAATGTAATCACCGAAGCGTTTACCATTGACGAGATAATGGATTCGGGCGTACCGCTTTTTTCTCATATCCCTGATGAGGAGATAAGTATTGAGGCACTCAACTTTATAATGTACTACTTCCAACAGCAGGAGATGTATGAGCACTGCCTTGCAATCAGTGAGTATATGTCCAAGAACTTTAATGAGGATGGCACATCTAAGATTGAGTCTTGCGATTGCGAGTGTCCTGAGATAGCAGAGTATACTAAGAAAATGAAATGTGCTAAATGCAATAAAAGATTAATTAAATGAAAGAGGATATCATTGAACGAGTATCAGGTACAAGCAACCTGTATATGTGGAAAGAGTGCGAACTTATGAAACAAGTAGTGTTAGCAACCAAGCAGGTAAAAGAAGGAAGGGGCAAGCAGGTAAAAATAGTTGAGGTTCCCAAGCACAAGACAGACAGGGAAACTATCGACCGAATACTTCGCAGTTGTGAGTACTATAAGAAACTGCACGAGCAGGATGTAGAAAGGGAGAGTAAGTTAATGCTAAGGGATTATCAAAAAGAAATCATTCTCAAGGGTTCTGTCATACTTTCAAAGTATAGGTTTCTTTATCTTGCGATGGAGGTGCGCACGGGCAAGACACTAACAAGCCTTGGCATCTCTCAGAAGATGAATGCTAACAACGTCCTGTTCATAACAAAGAAGAAGGCAATAGAATCTATTGAGCGGGACTATAACTTGCTGAGTCCAACCTACAACTTGCACATCATCAACTACGAGAGTCTGCATACGATTGACTCAAGCATTAAATGGGACTTGATTATCTGTGATGAGGCGCATAGCATAGGCGCATTCCCTAAGCCAAGTCAGCGTGCGCTAATGGTAAAAGACCTAATCAGAAAGCACAAGCCAATGGTCATCCTTCTGTCGGGGACACCAACGCCTGAGTCGTATTCTCAGATGTACCATCAGGTGTACGGCATACCGGGTAATCCATTCGCTGAGTTCCAAAACTTCTACAGGTTCTGTGACAAGTACGTTAAGGTTCGAGAGAAAAGAATCAACGGATTGGTCATTAAGGATTACTCTAAGGGTAGCGAGGATATACTTGAGGTGATGAAGCCATATACCATTAGCTACACTCAGGCTCAGGCAGGGTTTGTAACCACAACTACTGAGGAGATACTTGAGGTTGAGATGAGGCAGTCAACTTATTCATTAGCTAATCGTCTCAAGAAAGAGTTGGTGATTGAGGGAAGAGATGAGGTGATATTGGCTGACACTCCTGTTAAGTTGATGATGAAGCTGCATCAGATATACTCGGGCACGGTCAAGTTTGAAAGCGGCAACTCGATGGTAATAGATACCACCAAGGCTGAGTTCATTAAGAGGAAATTCAAGGGCAAGAAGATTGGAATCTTCTACAAGTTCAAGGAAGAACTCAACGCATTGAAGCAGGTATTCGGTGATGCATTGACAACTGAACTGAGTGTCTTTGAAGACACCGATAAGAACATCGCTCTTCAGATTGTCTCGGGCAGGGAGGGTATCTCGCTCAAGCAAGCTGAGTTCTTGGTGTACTACAACATTGACTTCAGTGCAACAAGTTATTGGCAGAGCAAGGACAGGATGACTACGAAGGACAGACCTGCGAACAACGTGTATTGGGTGTTCACCAAGGGCGGCATTGAGCAGGACATATACAAGGCGGTTACTAAGAAGAAAGACTATACAGTTTCACACTTTAAAAAAGCAATGACTAATGATTAAATGCATATGCGTCAATGACAAAGACAGACCATCCAAAATTCCACAGGAAAAATGGGTAGAGAAAGGAAAGGAGTACACGATAATGTTTGCTCAGTTCATCAGGCCACAGAAGCAGCTCGCTGTTCAACTTGTTGAGATAAACTTGGACGAGTCGTGCGCACCCTTCGAGTACTTCTTGGCAAAGCGATTCGCTATACGCAAGGGAGACTTGAATGACTTGCATCAACTCATCTATGACTCATACCATATCAGAGAATCAATTGAGGAACTGACCGAGCAAATACAAATAACAAATCATAATACGATATGATGTGTATACTATCAATTCTCTTTTTGATTATATCCGTTGTACTTTATGACACACTAAAGCAAGTAAATGAAAGAACAACAGATACAGACCAAGAGGATTAAGCAACTAGAAGCTGAGGGTTACTACGTAATCAAGTTGATTAACACCAACAAGAATGGAATCCCTGACCTGATAGCGATACCCAAGAATGCTGACGTTCTATTCATTGAGGTGAAGCAACCCAATGGTAGGCTATCAAAGCTGCAAGAGTTTAGGATAAAAGAACTTAATGAACACGGATTAAAAACAGAAATTTACAAAGGAGAAAACAATGAGACAGATAGAACCTGAAATGATTCAACTAAAAGTCATAGTCAATAAAAAGTTTGGGCTTGACCTGAATACCAATACAAGAAAGAGAGACTATGTCAATGCTCGCCTTGTATATGCTAAGATATTACGTGAGCGTGGATATACACACGAGTCTATTGCTCGCTCTCTTAATAGAGACCACGCCACAATTATCTACTACGTTAGATGTGCATCTAATATCTTTATGCAGGATAGATTCTTGGAAAAGAAATACTTTGAATGCAAGGCTTTATTTTTAGGAGAAATACAACCAATCGAAACCCAAAACTCTGAAGGTAATTTATCAGAGCAATTGGATGTACTCAAAGAAAAAGTATACGGATTGACAGCAGAAAATAAGATGCTATCACGTGAGTTGGATGAGAAGGTGAAGAAGACAAAGCGAATAAATAAAATTATAAATCTAATCGAAGAAAGAACTCATTATGGAAAAGAAGAACTCGTTGAAAAAAAGATACGCGAAATGTTTAACGGACTTACGCAATAAAAACTATATGAAATGGAAGAGGAAAATAAAAGAGCGGAGCGGTTAGCGTTCCGCATTGGTGAATACCACTCGGTGATGAACAACGTATATGAATCCTTGGTAGATAGGAACTTTGAGTCAGTGGAAACAGACATCAAGTTCCTGATAATGGAAATGAAACTAATACTAAAATCTATCCCTGATGATGACTTTTGAAACAGAAGAAGAGAAACGAATACAGAAGAAAGCCATCGAGGTATTCGTGAATACTTTCGGTGGCACGTATCAGAAACTTGATGCGTCAGATGTTGACTACAAAATCTTTGACAAGAACAAGAACCTCATCGCATACGCGGAGATAAGTGGTAGAATCAGGACAATAAGAAACGCATACCCGCTGCCCATATCAGCAAAGAAACTTGTCAAGTTAATTGACAAGCGTCTTGCCCCTGTAGTCATATGGTCTTGCGAGGATGGGATTATCTACGGCAAGGCAGACAAACTTATTGGCGATATAAAGTTTGATGGTGATGAGATGATGGTGTACTATGATAAGCAACGCTCATTCAAGTACATTCGATTCGTTTAATCACTCTCCAAACTTCTTGCTTCCAAATCCTCCCGACTGCTTCTTAGTACCTTCTCCAAACTGCTTGCTTCCAAAACCACCTGACTTCTCCTGTGTTTTCTTTGGCGTGTAATCGTATAACTCATCCTTTCTTCTACGCTCCAAGTCTTCCTTCTCCTTCTCAATCTTTCGCTTGGCCTGTTCAGCATCATAGCCGGGGGACTTTTCACCAAAGACCTGTTCGTAAAGTTCAGGATTGTAACGCTTCATATCAGTCTTGTTCTCATATCCGTGAAGCATTTCTTTCTCGGCTTGCTTTTTATCCTTCACTTTCTTGTCAGCGTTCTCAAGGTCTTTATACATTTGGTCCATCACAATCTTACGGATGTCCTTGTATAGCGGAACGTATCCCAAGTGACCCAATACTTCAAGCGGTATCCTCACCTGAGTCTCTTGCTTACCTCTCTCGATAGCGGCTTCCTCTTTCTTTGGAGCCTCAAACATCTTGCGTGCAATAAGGTCAGCGGTCTTGAGGGCAGGGCCAAATGAGCCACCCATCTGAGTGATAAAGTCAGTGAGATTTGTCCTATGACCCTTGCGTTCTTTTGGAATGATAGAGTACGAGATGGCATCTTTGTATGGGTCATAGTCACCCTCACGCAATCCCGTCAAGAACTTCTCATTCATTTCTTCAACACCGTAGTTAATCATACTCTTTGTTGCGTTTCCAAAGTCACGTCCAAGAACAAGTCCTGTCGCTGTTGATGCAAGTGACTGAGAGAACTTCTGCATAAATGACTTCTCATCCTCTTCATCGTCATCAGCAAACAGACTGAGCATACCATTACCCAATAAAGTAGACAGCAAAGTATAAGTTGTCATCCTTGTTGTAACGGCAGCAAGCAATGCAATTCCTTCTTTTCTTGATAGAGTACCGTTACCCATCGCAGCATATATACCTTGACGTGCAGTGGTGTATTCATAGATGGCGAAGCGAGTCATAAAGTTATTAAAGTTGTTGAAGGCTTTAATGAATGCGCTTTGATTCGGCTTCGATGTTCCTTTAAGCATACCCATAAATGCATTGTCAGTAGCACCCGCGAGTGTTGTTCTCTCGTCTGCTTTGTCCTTTGCATTTTTGATGGCTTCCTTGTGCTCGTTCATATACGCCTCATCGTTGGATGCTATCTTATCAAAGTTAACCTCTTGTCCTGTCTGACTCTTGAACTCAGTAGCAAACGTACCAAACCAAAGTGGACGCATAACTATTTTATCAGGAGTAGAGATAAGACCATCGGCTAATAACTCGACAGCGTTCTTATACTTCTTGAGCGACATATTATAGATGGCGTTAGCCACATTAGCCACATCATTCTTAGCTGCTGCGCCCTTGACACCGCTTGACTGACTGATAATAGACCTGTCAATCAATCGTCCGCTCAGTGTATCACCGTGGAATAGACGAGTCGTCTGCTTACTACCCACGTTATCCAACACACTTACTGCTGATGGAGACATTACTATTGACTTGTACTTCATACCATTGGCAAAACCCTTAGGGTCTGATATCATAACAAAGCCAATGTTGGATGACAATTCAGCAATGAACCTTGGTACGCTCGCAAGGATTGCTCGGTATCCTGTCTTTGATATAAAGTTTACAGCCTCCTCAAGAACTGAGTCAGTGATAAAGTTATTGGTCAGTACATTTCTTACCGCTTCATCAAACGCTGCATCAATAGCATTGAATACTTCACGCTGTTCTTTTGGGACACGGCCTTGCTCTTCCAATTTAATCTGCGTTTGGCTCAGTGTCTTACGCGCTGTGCGTATTGGCTTGGTCATAGTATAATCCAAGAGAACGAACTTCGCTCCACGCTGAGCGGATGCGAACACATCAAAGTTCATTGGTGATACCACTCTTGTTCTCTCGATGAGAGATTGAGCACGGGTAGATGGGCGCATTGAATTGTTGTACTCATCGGCTGTCTGAGTTCCTGTAGCGTTATTGTCAGGAGCATACTCGTGCATCACATAGTGGTGAACATAGTTGTTGAGCGGGTTAATCCTATCGCCACGGATAACAGCAGCAGTGTATACAGCCTTGTCACGCAATGACTCGTTAAGTTCTTGAATAGTCTTGATAGCTTTCTTCTCTGCCGGATTGAATGAATCATACAATCTGTTGATGTCAATCTCTCCATCTGTAGTATACTTATCAAGAATCTCTTGCAGCATATTGGCCTCTCTATCTCCATACTTAGACTTGCCGTTATCAATATGTTTGATGGTAGCCTTCAGTACTTTTGAAACAGGGTGCACTTCCTTGTTGTTTGGATTGCTCTCGTATTCAAGTTGCAACATATACGTCATCATCTTGAATGAAGACATAAGTGATTTGTTTGAATCGTACTTGAATGATTTGTTTACTGCCTCGTGAGCTTCGTCCAACTTCTTGTTTATTTTGTTCATCTCAGAATCAAACAAAGCCTGAGCCTCGGCAACTCCTTTGAACACGGCATCGAAAATCTTTTTAGTCTTGAAGTCACCAAAGACTTGGTCGATGTAGTACAACGGACTGCGTCTAATCATCTCAAGCGTTGCGTTCTTTCTTGTGAGTACAGACTTTAGTCTCGCATATATTTTTGTAAATGACAATGGCTTGGCTGATTCTACAGCTTCAACCAAATCTTTTGAGTTCTTAAACGAGTCAAGTCTCTCAACAGTCAACTCAGCGTAGTGAGGCAAGTATCCATTGTTGATGTTGTCAATCAGCTTTATCACATTCTTCAACTGAGGAATGGTCAACTGCTTTAGAATCTCGGGCTTCAATAATGCCTTTAGTTCTTTCGCCAAGGTTCGCTCATCTCTTGTTGGCAACCTGCCGTCATCCACATCCAATGAGTTAATCACTGAGATTAGTACGTTCTTCTCCTGCTCAATCTCAGCCTCAGTCATCTCAGGCTTTTGAATTTTGGGCAGGATGAGGTTCTTGTACTTCTGCATCAGCTTGGCATCCTCTTCTGTGATGACGTTCTGCTCCTGCATCTGTGCAAGTGTGGCCGCGTAATCTAACTTGCCGTTACGTTGCAATCACATTGGTTACTTCACCAAGTTTAAGTACGGTCGCCTTCTCACCGAACATCTCAACGAGCGACAGATACTTATCCAATACCGCATCAGGGATGAGGCTTGGGTTAATGGCAAACATCTGCTGCAATAGTGGACCCGCTGCTTCAGCGATACCAATTTTAGTGCGGATGTTTCTCTTAGCAGTTGGCAACATTCTGCGTGCGCGGTCAATCTTCTCTGCGTAGTTGGCATCCTCAAATACCTTAACCATATAATCAACGAACTTATCTACTGAATCTTCGTTGAACATATTGACGTTAGCGAATCTCTTAATTATTGAAGACACCTGCTTAGTAGTAACCTTTCCTGATAGTCTGAGTTCGTCTATCTCTTTGACAAGTTCTCTGCTTGCCGCTCTCCAAGCAGCGATAGATGTTCTTGCTCCTCTTGCCAAACTCTTTATCTGTTGCTTGAGGAGTTCTTTCTCGGTAAGTGTAATCTTCTTGATGTCCTTGATAGTGCCGAGCAATCTTCCAACTGATGGTGCTGACTTCAATCGCTTTCCAAATTCAGTTTGGATATTGCGAACCATCTGCTCACGCTGCACGTCATTGGCTCTCTCATAAACGGCAGAGGTCATCACGTAGTTCATCACACCCTGCATTATACGGTCGGGTGCTGCGCCTCTCGTCTTTCCTCTTTGAATGATACCTTCTATCTCGGTAATCAATCGGTCATACCCGGGGATGTTAGCGATGTTATCTTCTTCATTAAAGAATCTACCACCGCTAAGGTCCATCTTCTTCACCTTAGGTGAGAACGGATTATAGAATCGTCCGTTGCCATCTATGATAAACACACCACCGCCTCTGCCCTGCTCGTCCACTCTTGCACGCTTCACTGAGAAACCAAACGGTGCAAGTTCTTTTCTCATTGCTGCATCATTAACTTGCTTAGGCGCGAAGCCTTGAGTGTTCACGTTGTAACGCTGAGCAATCTTTGTTACTTCCTCATATCCTGTCTTGCCTGTCTTTTGGAACTTAACGTATTCGTCAGTATCACCAAACTCTTTCTTAGCTTTCTTGCTTCTTTCATATATCTCTTTGAACTCAGGGTCTGTTAGACTTGCTGTTGGTCGAGACTTGAGCATATCTACACCGCCAAACGTACCTCCATCAACGTGCAATGGCATACCGTCTTTGTATCCCCAATTGCGCATTGCAGCAAAGTCAGGCCATAATACGTCATAGTTTATGATGTCTTGCAGTCCGTACTTCATCAGCACATCTTGCAGTTCTGTTGTGTGATTATTAAAGTCTTTTTGAATGAAGCCTTCCAAATCATTAATCATATCCGCTGCACGTGCCTCACCTATTTGGTCACCATCCTCATTGTACACGGGAACCATATTGTTTGCACGGAGTGGGTCTGCCTTTTCAGTTACGACATAGTTAAGGCCACGTTCATATACTGTTGGAATCACGCTGTTGTATGCGTCACCCTCATAAATGTTTTGCTCAAGACCACGTGCAGTCTTGGCAACCTTGAGAACCTTTCCGTCACCCAAGTCAAACACAACACGGTCGCTACCTGCGCCTATCTTCTCCAACCTGTAGATATTAAAACGCTCACGCGCTACCTTATCGGTGTCGTATTGGAATCCGATGTTGGCGTTCTCTTCTGTTCTGAAAAGGAATGCACCCTCAGGACTCGCCTTAGATTTCTTTACTCTTGGCTTTCCCCGCTCAGTCCCGACAGCACCAAGTCCAACTCGTTTGCTTCCTCCTCCGACACTTTTTTGTTCAACATTTTCTCCAAGCCCTTCCTGAAGAGGTCCACCTGCCCAACTTGGGGTGTTGATTCCTCCTGCGGATTCAAAGATTTTTTTTCTTGATTCATCTAATGTGATTTTTTTATTTGCGTAATCGTTTACTATGCCATTGATTTCTGCAACCTTCTTGGCATTTCTTTTAAAGTCATCCGTGAATAAACCACGGACTGCCTCCCAAGTAATACTCTGTACCTGTCGTGGTAAGAGTCCTGATTCCTCAGCAGCTAAGTTGTACCCTTCAGCAAATGCATAGTACAATCCTTTAATACCAAGAGGGGCTGAGTTTGCTGTGCCTGTACCAAAGTTAGCCTTTACTTGTTTTGCTTCTCCTGACAAAGGCAATAATAATGCAGCGGCTACAGCGTGGGTATCCATTGTCACGTCCTTATCAGGGGACATTGGGTCAATGATGTTGTTGTAGAAGTTGCGAATCTTGTGCATCTCACCAAGAGTCCTTGTGATATTCTCTTGGCTTCCATCAAGGTAGATATCTACAGCTTTTCCTATCTCAGTATATGAACCCCAAGCAACCTTTGCATTTTCTCCTCCCTTTTTCTTTGCAATGCCAAGCACGTTTCCATCAGGGCTAAGAATGTTGTAGTCCTTCGTTGTATTTATTTCGTGATATAGGCGAGCGTAATATGGCTTGAGATAGTCGGGCGCAGTGTTCATATCTGTGCCAACATATTTGGCAAGGTCTGCTATAACCTTGTCATTCTTTGTTTTTACTTCTTCTAACTTTTTCTTTTCCTCTCTTAATTTTTCAGCGCGTTTATTTGAACGGCTTTTCTTGTAAGAAGCCTCAGCTTTAGCAGCTGCCTTTTCATATTTTTCTAAACCCTTGGCTGATATTTCTTTTTGCTTGGCAATCATCTCATCAGTCATCACCGGATTGTCCTTGAATGCCATCATTACCAACTCGGCAAGACGCACGTTCTGATACCAATCCTTTTGCGGTGACAATGATGCTATCATACCTGCCGCTTGTTCGGTTGTAATGCCGTACTGCTTGCCAAGGTTCTGAGCCAATATGTTTGCTCCGTCATACCATAGCGTTGCAATATCACGCAGGTCTTCTCTAAAGTTATCCATCAGATACTTCAGGTTATCTGCAATCTGACGGGTAAAGATGTCGTATACTTCCTGTGCCTGTTCAGCGGTAGTTATGTTGCCAAACTCTTTTACTCCCTTTATAATGGGGTAGTTCTTTATAAGGTTGGCGTTACTGATAAATAGCTTAGGCGCATTTTCTTTTACATACTGAAGCGATAGTTCAGGAGCTTCTTCAACTACTTTCTTTTTATCCTTTGTATATACGGCTAAGCCTTTTGATACTCGCTTACCTGCACGACTAAGTGTGCGGATAAGTTTTACGTCAATGTTCTTTAGACTTTCAGCTTTAGGAGCAACTTCTTTAAACCCTGTTTCGCCTTTAGACTTCTTTATGTTAGAACCATTAACTCCAATTACACCTTCGACAATTTTTACTAACTCAGGATTAGAGTTATTCTCTTTTGCCTTTACATATTCCTCAGCAATATCATAAGCGTCCTTTACTCGTTTAAAGTACAAGGGTTTTTGAGATACTATTATATCAGCATTTAACTCATTAGCATCGTCTAATTTCAATACGTCTTCATCACCATATATCTTGTACAAGTTATCTCCATACTTGTATTTATTGCTAACCATTAATGGTCCTTGAGTTGATACAAACGTAAAACCAAAACCATTATCCTCCAATTCGGAAGCCATCGCTTCGTAATCTTCATTTACAACATTGTCATCATACTCGGCAATGTATGTTTGATACGATTCCAATATAGCTTCTTCGTATTGCGGGTCTATTGGCCCTTTACTGTATTGGTCGTTGAAGTTGGACTTAGAGCTATGGTATCCATAAAATTCTTTGCCCTGTATTTCCTTATCTAACTTTTCGATTTGAGGGAATAAAGAAGGTTCTTTGCCTACATAGTATCCTTCTTGATTCCTGTCATAGTCCTTAATAGCAGAAGCAATGGATTCAACATCAAACCCTGTCTTTCCTGTAGACTTCTTTATTACTTGCTCTCTTCTTTCACGGTCTTCAGTTTCTTGTAGAGGGAATTGTCTGCGTTGCTTGGGTGTCATATTCATACGAGTCTCAACATTGCGAGCCTCTACTTCCCCTGCAAGTCGCATATATTTTTCAAGCGCAACATCTTGACCACCCATCTCCATAAGTCTGAGGTCAAGGGCTTGAATTAGTTTTTCATACGCTTCATTTGGAGATATTTCATTTAATACCTCAAGCCTTTCTATTGCATCTTCAAGAACAATTGGGTCATCGCTTATAACGTCATAATAAAATACTTGACTAAAGCGTATTCCCCTCTCTTTTGTTTTCTGTCGTGCAATTGTTTTCTCTTCCTTAGTTAGGTTTGGAAGATTTATTGGAGACGCTAAACTTTGAACAACTTCGTTAGCTGTTGTCATCTCAGAAGGCGACCCTCCTTTAGCAAAGCCTTCTATCTCCTGTATTGCGTGTTGAATCTCGTGAAGCAATGTAGAAACCCTATCTTCAATAGATACGTTATCCCCAAAACTTACAACTATTTTATTTTTTTTTGGACTATATGAACCTTCGTGTTTGTTTGGAGAAAACTCTCTATCAAACTGTATGGTCAAATCCTTTAGTTCAGGGTATAGTGAGATTAACTCAGAGGGCAAGAAATAGTTTGCTTTTTGAGAAACGCCCTCTTGAATATCTTCTTCCTCTATGATTTGTTTTATCTGACTAACCGTATCTTTTAAGAATGGTATATTGTCAGGAGTCTCATACCTCCACTTTCCATCAATACCTTTTTCCCATCCTGTTGCAAGTCGTATAGTTCTAACATTTTTCCCCGCTGCTTCCATTTGCTTAGCAACATTTAGGTCAGCCTTGACCTGTTCTGTTAGCCTTGCATTTTCTCCAACGATTTGCTTACTTACTCGTGGCCCTGCACCCTGCGTCTGCTTCTGCTCTTGTTCTTTAAAGAACTCAGCTATGCTCTCTCCTCGTGCCATACGGTCGGAGATGGATACCATAAAGTCAAGTACATCCTCAGGAGTAGCGTCCTCCAAGAATATAGGTTGACCTGCAATCCTCATCGCAAACTGATTGAACAGATTTTTGATTTGCTCAAGCAATGTCTTTGACCTTTGATTCAAATTCTTAGCGTCAATTCCTGATGCCGTTAAAGCACCGCCAAGTTGAACCATCCACTCCTCAGCCTGTGTGTCTGACTCTTGATATTCATCAGTCTCAACAAATGTATCTAACTGATTTACGATTTCATCATAGCCATTGTCAAGTAGAATCTGACGGGTTCTGTCTTGAAACTCTTTGAATAATTCAGGGTTATTACCAAACGCTTTGAAGAAGATTGCGTGCCATACTTCGTGTGGAAAAGTAGTAGGGTCTGACACCTCATCATTTATCAGAATAGCAACAGGCTTGTTGGATGAGTCGTAGATAATCATACCACCATCAGTGCCAACTATGCGCTGTGATACAGCACGTCCGTGTATCCGCTCGGCATAT